TGAGCCAAAGGGGCAAAAGCTATGAAACTTCAACGCGAATCAATCAACCTGGGTAGCGAGTATAACGGCAAGTGGAACTTCGTTATCATGGATAGCGACGCCGACAAGATCGAAGCGGTTGAGGAAGCGTTATGCGAAATGGCCACTGGCTTCTCTGTCGGCGGAGAAGAGAAAACCTGGGGTGACTACTGCGACCAATGCCCTTGCTATGAAGATGGCTATGGCTCCGGCTTCTGGATTCCGGTCGAAGATGTTCCGGCCTTCAAAGAGGCGTACAAGGCAGCGAAGAAAGTAGTGAAATAAGCACGAATTGCTAAACGCCGGGCCGAAAGGCCTGGTATAGTTAACTCATCGAAACCAGTCAGGAGATTAACCATGAAAGCATTTGCGGATGTAGTCGTCGGGGATAAAATTCAATATGGCGCAAGCGATCTTTTCCGCGCCGTAACCGCTATCGAGAAGGGGCGCGGCGTCAACGGGTTTACTGTCTTCGTGGTGCTCGACGGCGTTGCACGCTTTGCGGTTGACGCTCGTGATTGGGTCTTCTGCATCGAGAAGGGCCAGGTATGAGGAAACGGCGGGTCGGGGAGGTGGTTTGCACCTGCGATGCTTACTCCTTCCCTCATCGAATGTTCGGCGGTTCATGCAACGGGATCGCCATTGTCATTGCCAGTGTTGGCGGCGCGGAGTGCCAGCATTGCCAGCTACTGAATAACGGGGCGTGCGAGGTGCTGGCGGGTATCGAGAATCCGATCGAATGCCACTATGTCGCCGACTTCATCCACCAAAACGAGGTTAAAATATAATGCGAACAGTTACCATTTCGAACAGCTTTTCCTACATCATCGGATCGCCTGAAGAGCGTATCAAGGCCATGCGCGACAAGGCGACCAATGATGTTACCGATGCCTTCAGCGCTGCGGCCAAAGCTGCGATCACGCATTACTACGGTCGTGGCCCGGAAGAGTTCAGCGCAGACAGCGCGCCTTTCCTGGTTGTAAAAAAGGAAGGTGGCCATGTATGGCAAATCAACGACAAGCAGACTGGCGAGTTCATTTTCGGATCTGTTCCGTGCCGGGTCGGAAGCAACGATGTTACCATCCATGAACTCAGCGAAAAAGAACCTCGCGTTCAGCGCACGATCTACATAAGCCAGGATTACGCGACCTGCGTTCCGGCATAGCACGTTTTGCTAAAACAACATGGCGGGATAGTGGCATACTATCCACACACCAACAAGCGAAGGAGCTACACAATGAACCATCCGAAGACTGATTCCATTCTCGCCGTCCTGAACGCGCATGGCCGCGTCGTTCTCCGCATGAACCGCGCCTCCGGATTCACTCAGATCACGATCACGAAGTCGAAAGGCCGCTACATCATCGGGACGGTTCCGGGCGGTCGCCTCGTTCAGTCCTCCCTGGCTGGCGTCACGCTGACGCTGGAATCGAACAGAATGTTCATTGAGGCGTGGAAAGCATGAAAGAAAAGGTTATTTACTGCATGTTCGACGGCTCAGGTATCATGGGCCTGCCGTGGGCCATCAAAGGATGCAAGGTGTATTGCTTCAATGCCGACTCCGGCGACCACGGAGAATACAGCATTCGAATGGTTCACCCCAATATCCAGTATGTTAACATTTGGATTGACAAGGATTTCGACTCGAAGCGATCGATTCTCGGCATTCCCGATCCTGACTTCATTTTCGCTTTCCCGTCATGCACGCTGTTAGCGCATAGCGGAATCAAGCACGTAAGGCAAGATAATGACGTTCTATCAGCCGCAGATGATGCGAAGATGGTCGAGCGATTGGGCAATAAGTATGGTTGCCCCTGGATGGTTGAAAATCCGGTAGGCAAATTGTCGTCACTATGGCGTAAGCCGGATTTCTATTTTCACCCGCGCGACTTCGGCGGCTATGTTTCACCGGATGAGCCTGTTTGGCATCCAAAAATGCCCCACTGTGACAATTACACGAAGAAAACGTGCATATGGCACGGAAACGGGTTCGTCGAACCGAAACGGCTCCCTCCGCCGGACGGAGTAGAAGGCGTGAATTTCTTTTGGGCCTGGAAGTTTTTGGGCGGAAGGTCAGAAAGGACTAAAATGCTGCGTTCCATTACTCCGCGAGGTTTTGCCCGCGCCGTGTTCCAGGCGAATTATCGAGAATAGCACGAATTGCTAAAACTACCCGGCGAAAGTCTGGTAGCATTACCCCATAGAAACGCAACGGAGTAAACGGAAATGAAATTTATTATCTTGATGATGTTAACTGTTTTGTGTATGTCCGGGACTGGTGGTTTTATCTTTGCTGTCATGCTGTTAGTCGTTGCTGGGATTATTGATATCCGCCATCATCATGTAATGACCGATTTAAGACTTAACCGCCTGATTAATGATCTTAAAATTGCTTGCGAGAACATAGAAATAAAGGTGGTGAAGAAATGATATCTCAAAAACTCGCCGAAGTATGCCGCGAAGTTCTCAGAATGAATAACGGCGGCGCAACCCTGACTGCGATGCAAAATAAAATTGAGTCGCACGTTGGTTTTAAGTTGGGTTGCAGGAATAAAGCTGACTTTCTGGATTTGGTAAACCTGTATATCGAGATTGGAGAAGGGAAATAAAATGGCGAAGTCAATCAAAATTAAATGCACGTCAAGCCGTGCCGTTAACATCCATGAAAACAACCTTTATTCCGCCCGCGTCGACGATGAAGGAAACGTGTCAATGATGGTATATGACAGCGTAGAACTGAAGAAGAAGCGCGTTATTTTGTCGGTAGGCGTTAGCGGCGAGTTGTTTATTGCTGGCGACGGCGGAGCGGCGATTGCGACGTTCATCGAACTCAAAACCAAAACGCTAAAATGCGTCGGCCTTGACCATAGCAACCCGATGAAAAAATCCTTCAGCGTCGGCAAGCGCTACCAGGTAGAAAGTGGTCGTGCGCTCGGTGCGGTTGCTGGATACATCTTCGACCGTGACGGATGCCGCTGGACGCTGTACCGCGAGGAAGTTGGCTTTAGTGTATCGGACGGAACGACTTTCGAAGCTAAATACCTGTGACTGGTTCGGGGCCATGCGCCCCGATAATCCAAGCGCGTTTTTTAAGCGTGTTTAGATTATCACTGGATCTCGGATTTAATACGGCATATGATTAGCCGAACGATTAACCAATCAGGAGCAAGGGCATGTTTTTAAATGACCGCGTATCACCGCAAGATATTATCGCCATCGCAGAAAGGGAGGGGATCAGTCCACTGCGCGTTGCGATTCGTGCGAACGGGTATCGTGACTCCGTTTCATTCTGGCCAAAGCCCAAAGATATCGACGTAAACGCGGATAAATACCCAACAATCTCGATCGCCAATGATTACGATGTGGTCGGCAAGCTGGCGCTAAATGCAGCGCGTTCTGTTCAGTTCCCGGAATCATCAGCTTACATGCACTTTCTCGGAACCGTGTCCGCCGCGATGATGGGTCGCTTTTGGGTCGAGTACCACGGCAGCGAGCAACCGACAACGCTTTACGTTATCACGTCGCAGCCGCCTTCCGCTGGTAAGTCTGCCATTAACTCGCTGGCCATCGATCCGATCGTCGCCGAAGTCGAGCGCATTAACGAGTCGCGCAAGAAGGAGCGTAAGAAAATCATGGCGAAGCTGTCCGCCAACAAGCAGGCGCTAAAAGGGGAGTTATCGCAATCTGATATGGTGAAACTTTTCGAAGACCGTGACGAACTGGAAGAGAAACTTGAAAAATTATGTGATCTAACTTTCCCGGTATCCGATACAACCCCGGAAGGTCTGGCGAAGATTAACAACCGCCAGGGAAACTTTGCCGTTATTTCCGATGAGGCGACGGCGGTTAACAGCCTTTTGGGGATCACGTATGGAAACGATGGCGGCAAGAAGACGAACAGCGAACTGGTGCTCAAAGCATGGGATAAAGGCCACGTATCGATCGCTCGTGCCGACGTTAGCAATAATATGTCATTCGTGGCTTTGGGCTGCATTTGCGTAATTGCACAGGATGAAACCATCGACGCCATCATGCAAGCGGGTTCTCGCGGGATCGGTGTCTCGGAACGTTTTCTTTTGGTTCGTGAGCAAACCCGTTTGGGTGAACGAGTGTTCATCGACGAAAACGGGAATTCGACCTATGAGCCGATCGACCAGTCACTGAAGGCAGATTACTTCCGGCTGATTCATGACATTATGAGCGAATCAAACGTTAAGTTGCAGGTTACGGATGCAGCCATGCGGAGACTGAACAAGGCACGCCAGGAGTTAGAACCGGAGCTAGGCGACGGCGGCAAGTATTCGCATACTATGCTTCGCGGTGCGATGGGTAAGTTTGATAAGCAGGTTATGCGTCTGGCGTCAGTGATTCACACGATCCGGAACTGGCAACCCGGCGGGAAACGCTCTAAGAAGATCGACACGGCGACCATTGACGAAGCGATCATCATGTTCCATGAATTGAGCAAAACATATTTGTCGTCGGCTGACTCTTCCGGCTTTGCTGGTGAGGGAGCGGAAATTAAAGCTCTGTATGACGTTATCGCCAGTCGTTGCAAGCAGGCAAAAGGTGTTATGACCGTCCAGGGCATTTATAACGCCTGCCGCAACCTGAAGATCTTCAAAGGCCAGGCCGGGGTGAGCAAAAAGATTAAGGAACGCTTATTGCCGAAGATGGAGGAATTAGGCTTTATCTGCGTGATGGATTCCGAAGTCTTTATCAACCCTTCGTTCATGAGGTAATTGATGTTCATTCTTGACATTTACAAGTTCTGCGAATCTCGCCGGGAGTTCACCCGGCAGGATTTTGCGAAGTTCGTTTACATGCACCGCGAAGCGCCTCGCCTGGCAAAAGCCGCCAACGTGTCGCAACGTATGTTCGCCTCAATGGTCTCTAAGGAGTTTTTAGCGCGAAGCTATACGAATGGATACCTTGACGGAAAAAACGGCGCTGTGTGGTGTACGGGGCCGGATAACAGGGAGATAGGTTTTGATTTCAGGTCGTTCGATGGGATGGATAACCGATATATGTGGGAGATGATGCACCTTGACCAACTCAGTGATGAACAGCTTTTCGGGAAAGCAGGTGGAAGATCTGATAACGGAGGTTCACAGGCTTGTTTGTGTGAAACAGATCACACCAGAAAATTACTTGCGTGCCGCGCTCATCTTGCTCTATCAAGGAATGGCCGCAACCAACACGGTTGAACATGGCCTTAACGATGAAGACGGAGTAGCGCTATTGCACGTCAAACGGTACATATGAAAAAAGGGGCATTACGCCCCTTTGTTTTTTCGTTCCCGCCAAAGACCGAACACCCCGATCGCCAACATCGCCAGCCCAACACCACCAATCAGCCACGGAATCAGACTTCCGCTTTCATCGTTACGAATCTCGATCTTGTCCGCCGTAATCTGGTTGGCGTGAATGCTGGAGGTCGTTACAGATTTCTTGTTCGACGTGTCGACCTTGCCTACCGCCGACTCTTTGAACGTGGTCTCCTGCTTGCTCGACGTGTCCGTTTTGTTGGTCACGCCAACCGCCTGTTTCACGTTCTCCGCGCCGACTTGCGCCGTCATATCCGGCTTGCTACCAACCAGATCGGAAAGGATTGGTACGCTTGACGCGCAACCGGAAACGACGGCAGCCGCCCACACGATAAAGCCGATGGCCAGCGCTCGTTGAAAGTTTAATGTGCTCATTTCAGATCCTTAATGCATAGTTGATATTCCTGAACCCGGCGATTATACAAGCCTTTTGACTTCTCCATCTTTCCCGTTTTCGGGTTGCGGTAGTACGTCCAGCGATATAGCTGCTCGCACGCCTCGCGCAATCGGCCCTGGTTCGTTAATTTCAGCATGGTGCTGCCAGAATATGCGCCGCCGCCAGCGTTGAACGTAAAGCTGTACATCGACGCCCTGAAGGTGTCCGGAACATCGACTTTGATTTTGCTGTCAACGGTTCGCTTCGCCACCTGGATATGCTTGGTTAAAAGCGCGTCGCACTCTGACCGGGTATAGGTTTTCCCCTTGATAACGTCCGGGCCTGTGATGCCTTCGCATACTGTAGGGACGCCAGCGATATCGGTATAAACCTTGTATTTCGTGTCCTCCACTTTCGGGAGGAGCGCGACCGCGATCGCCATCGCCGCCGCGAATGTAACCCGCGTTTTAATCCCCATGTTATTTACTCCTGATCTTCACCGCCGTTTTGATGTCCCCGGCTTCCAGCGCTTCACGAAGCGCCTTTGAATCTCGCCAGCGCAACCACGCGCCGAAGGAGCCGAATAGAATCATGAAAAATAAGCCAATGGCAGCAATGATTAATTGCCCGGTTGCAGATCCCGCGAGGGCAACGCCACCGCTGCTATTGGTTGCCGCGTTGATGAATTCTCGCATGATATGCAACCTCTGTTAGTTAAGTGGTGAGGTGATGATATATGCATTAGGCCAAATTAAGAACAAAAAAAAGGGAACCCATCAAGGTTCCCAATCGTTAAGGTGGTGATAATAAAGGCATTAACTTTATAATTTTAATGCAACATCCGAAACCATATCAAGAATTTTTTGCGCGTCATCTTCCGGCTCGCCAGTGGTCATATCAAAATCAAGTTCGTGATACGTGTCACAAATCAGATCGGGGCGTCGAATGTGCTTGCGGCTATCACCCTCAAAGGTCATGCCGTCACGATGGAGGCGGACGACAAACACGTTAAGCGCCTCATGCGCTGCGACGTGCTCCACCTCCTCATCGAAGCCGCCGTCGCTGACGATGCAGTTAAACGGCGAGGTTAGCGCTGAATCGCAAAGCAACTTGCCGAACTGGCTTTTGCCTAACGTTGGCTTTACGAAGTTTTCGCTAATGTGAATCATGAATTCACGCGGAGAACGGTCGCCCAAAAAATCGCATTTCACTTCTTTGCGCTTGCGGTCGAGGTATCGGGAAGTAAAGCGTGCAAAATCAGTAGATCCCAGCACAGCACGCGCGATGGCAAACATCGGCTGTTTGAAGCTAAGGTTCTTGTATTCCCACTTCCGCGAAATAATTTCCGCGATGGTATCCTTTCCGATGCCTGGCGCTCCGTTGAGAATGATTACATTTTTCATTTGTCTACTCCGTGTGATTTTAAATGATCGTGAAGATTGTCGCCGTAGTCGCAGACCTGGTAAGTCGTGATCCCAAGGCCGCGAAAGTGCGCAATAACATTGGGTGAATCATCCCATGCCGCAACAATGCGATCAATTCCGATTTTGCGTAACTCCTCCTCCTTGATTACCGTGTCTTTACGGTTATCGCTGGCGCGGCGCATGATTAGGCTGTCATATTTAACCCCGTAGCGGTCAAGCCAAATCATTGTTTCGGTCTTCACCTCATCGGATCGGCCAGTCAGGATGATAACGGTCATTCCGGATCGATAAAGCGCATTCGCCACGTCAATAGTGCTTTGGATTGGGCTGTCTCCAATTGACGCGCCATTAAATTCGCTCCAACTTTCTGTAAGGTGGAGATCTTTTTTCGGCAGCAGGTGCAAGCGGTGGGTTCCGTCGGAAAGCGTGCCATCGAGATCGAAAATACAGATATTTCTATTCATCGGTTTTCCTTGTTGGCCCCTCGCGGGGCCGTTGTGGTTACATGTTCGGACGGTAGATAAAGCGGCCTACTTCGCCATATTCTTTGCTGTACAGAATCACCGCAGCCTGGCGGTATGAACGCCATCCTCCGCGTGCGGCGTAGGCATCTTTTGCGCCTAACTGGCCATGCACTTCGTCAATGCCTAACGAGTGTTCCGTTACAGTCTGGTGATGCCAGTGGCCGGAATGCGTGTAAATGTAGTCGCACTGGCCGAACTCCTTACGGAAGTCTGTAGCCATAGCGGCAAGGCGCGTTTCCGGCTTTTTCATCGTGTGGCCATGCGTATAGCCCAGCATGGTTTTGCCCCACAAGGTGCGATGCAGGATGGCCGGACTAACATCAACGAAAACGCGCGGTTCATTCTCATAGAACGCCGCCAGCGCCGCACGTAGCCAAATCATCCCGGCCTGGTCGTGGTTGCCTTCGATCACCTGCACTTCAACTTCAGCATGATTGTTAAGCAGTAGTGACACGGCGCGACGCAGCGAACGGATGGCAACATAAACAAGTTTTGCGTATCGGCTGTCCTGATCGAGAACGTGACCACTTGCCGGGGTTACTGCGTCCAGGCCGTCACTGTGGAGGAAGTCACCGCCTACCAACAAAACAGCCTTTTGTGATTGCGGAGCCACCGAAACGGAATAATCAAAGAAGCGGTTTAGAACTTTCTCAGCCGTACTGGTATCATAGTTCTCGCCGCATTCATGCTTATGCGCCATCGCCCCAATATGCAGGTCGAAGATCGGGTACAGGGCAAGCTGATCTTCAATGTAGAACTTCGATTCATCAAGCGGTTGCGGTTCGGCTCGCGGGAGGTCTTCGCAGAAAGCTGCCTGCGCTGCCTCCATAAGCGCGACCATGCGATCGCGGTCTACTTCCGACTTAACCCACCGAACGACCTCGGAGCCGTCCGCGCGAATCATCGTCGACGTGCCTTTGACGCCGAAGCCGTCCGGGATATGCTTCGCAACGTGGGCGTTTCCGTGTAGGTGTCCTTGTCGCGCCAGGCGAACGCCGCGACGTTCAACGCTTCGAATGTTCATGCCGAACTCTTCCGCGATCTCGCGGTAGGTTTTTCCCTCCTCGCGGGCGGCCAAAAATTCTTCGTCTGTGATCTTAGGTGACATAATTTATCCCAATTGAATTGCATAGTTAATGATTGCGATCGTAAACAGAATCGCCGTAAATAAGATCGCAATATATCGCATTCTTCACGCCCTCGCTACTTGTAATATTTCTTCTGCTGCTTCGACTCATGGATGAACATCTTCAGCGCGTCGGCCTCCGCTCGCGTTGCAACCGCTATGCGTGTGCGCTTCACAGGGCGCTCGTGTAGGTAGGTGAGCTTTCCACCAAAAATAATTGATACATCTTTGATATCGAAATACTTTGAGATCTTCACGATATCATCACTTATTCCCGCTTCTTTTGCGTGCTGCCATACGGCAGCGCGACCAGTCTCGACAATCATCATTCGTCACCGTAAATGCAAAAACCTTCGGCCATTTGCTCATACATGGCCACGCTTTCCAGTCCATAACCAGCGCGAAAATAAATCTCACCGACTACACCATCAAGGCCATTCTCTGAAGGGTTCGCCATGTAGTCGGCCATGCACAGTCTAGACAGGTTAACCAGGTGACGCGATACCACTTGCGCTTTTACTGGTACGATCTTGATGGTGTCTGAAATGGTTTTGGTTTTCATGGCGTTTGCTCCTGATTGGTTGGTGGAGTAATAATACCCGCACGCGGCGGGTATTGTTTAGCAATTAGTGCTGTTTTGCGAAATACTCCGCGCCTTCATGTGATTTAAACTCAATCAATTCTCGTTCAAGAATTTCTGGCCAGTCAGCGGCCGGGGTTCCGTTGTCCATAAACTCCATGTAGGTTCCGTCGATGGTGTCAGCAAAGGCTAACTTTTCCTCATCCGTCCCAATGAAGCCGTGCTTGTCCAGAAGTTCAACAACGATCCGAAGATACTCGGCGAAAGACTCTATCTGTTCCATTTTTCAGATCCCACGTTTGCGCATACGCTTTTTAGCTAATGACGGGCAAATCTCGCTTACCGGAATGTAAAGCGTCTTTTGCTCCTCTCCAGGCTTGAGCTTGCGCATGATGAAAATAACACTTCCCTTATTGTTGTTGTCGACTGGCTTCCCGCTTAATCCATTGATGAAGGCGAGGCGACCGGATCGGCTTAACTGGTTCCCGTTATCATCCTCTTCAACATCGGCAACAATCCAGATAATTTCGGCGGCCATCTTCTGCGCGTCACGGAACCAAGCAGTAGAATTGTCGCCTGGTAGCAGAATGTCGATCTGGTTGTCGTGTTCCATTTGCTCAATGGCCTTGAGAATAAACGGATCTGGAAACGAGTAAGGAGGATTCAGCCAAATGTGCTTGTTTTTCCCCCACCAGCGTTTAAGGCAATCCGTTTTTTCGTCGTAGAACTTTGGGCAAACTGCGTTGCTTCGGTCTGCGGCGGCATCAAGATCGTAATTGCCGTAACGCTCTTCCATGTATGCGATCAGACTTCGATCGGTCGCCCACTTGTCGCGCACAATATCAGGCGTTTTGCTCCCGGCGTATCGGTTGCCCGTAACCTGGTAAAACTTGTCTGGCCTGACAGCCTGGTAGTGTCCGCCAGTGGCCAGCGCGTTACCGATGAACGTCTCGCGCTCGATTTGCTCAAACGTGATGAATGCGTCACGAGTGTCTTTGTCTGTGATATCTTTTGCCATTATTATTTAACCTCGCAGGTTAATGTATTGTGAAAAGCACCCACACTAACATCAATAGTGTTTTTGTTGACTTCATAATGAGCGTACCCAAAAGGAGTAAGCAGTTTATATTGATTTTCGCCAGCGCCATCAATTATAACGCCAGAGTTTTCACCCTTGACAACTTTCATATAGTTGCTAGTTACCTCGAACGCTTCACCACCGCAATCATATGTTTTCGGTTTTTCGCTGCAACCAATAAGACCAAGAGAAAGAACAACTAAAGCCAGCATCTTTTTCATTTTAAACACTCCGTTCTTCGTTTCGATGGGGTAATAATACCCGGCTTTCGCCGGGCGTTTTTAACAAAAAGTGCTATTTGATGGCATCGCAGAAAGCGATCTTGAATTGCTCGAAGCCATAGGCCACGGCGGCGAATCCGCCGCGACGCCGGACGGCAGCAAGGAATTCCCTTTGCTCCTTGCTCACTGGTGACGCCTGCGCCTTGCCCTGGCGCTTTAGCTCGATGGCCGCGAACGGGTATTTTCCGCCGAACCCAATCAGGATCAGAATGTCGCTAACGCCCTTCAGTAACCCAATTTGATGATCGATAACCGCGCTCGCCTTGTGCTTACTTCCTTCGTTGACTGTATGCCAAAACAGATAATCAGGGTATTCGTGCCGAAGCCACGAAACGCTATTCATCTGGTCGATTTTCTCAAGCGGGCAAGCCTTCACAGGCCCGCCGTAGTATTCGAGATAATCACCTTTATCAGTAATCACTATTCGTCTCCAAAATCTTTGCGTGAAATAATATCTTCCTTCTTGCCGTTAATGCGATGCGTTACGCGCTTCGGCGCTCTGAAGTAATGCGCATTCTCAAGGATTTTTCGCGCATTCTTCATCCCGCCCAGCTTGCCGCGCATTACTGCGTCGTTAACGTGCTGGAAGACTGCCTTTTGCCGCCACAACTTGCCGCAAATCTGATTCTCTGATTCAGGGAAGAACTTTTCCCTTGCGGTGAATCGCTCGCCGTCATGGTTCAGTAACACGTAATTGAAGATTATCCCGGACTGATTGCGAGTCAAGCCGATATCGAACCCGACAACATCATACCAGTCATTTTGCGTATAGTGCTTCCCGGTGAGATTGTTATTGGGATCTTTAAGCTGCACCCCGCAGCATCTGCACTGGCGAGCAACAATATCGTTTTCAGCGTAACACCCTTTTACCTTAATCTTACCTGTTCGCGGGTCTTTCTGGTCTTCGCAGCGCTGCGATATAAAAAAGTATTCGCAGCGATTGCCGTTGCTGTCTTTGTGGATGCATCGGCGGGCGTACTCGCTATTTTCTCCCTTGCATACCGGGCAGATTTTCGGGCCGTTCTTGCTGCTCTTGCGCCTTTGGTATTGCGCCTGCTCCAAAATCGGATCGAAATACAACTGGCCCAGGTCATCCATTGTTCCGGCAAAATCCCAGACAAGGTGATCTTCTTTCACCCACGAGTAAGGTGGCTGTTTTTGCCAGTCCTTTAGAAGTCGCATTCCACGCCCCAAAAGCTGAATAAGCAACGTAAGCGACCCGATCTTGCGCAATATCACCGAAAAATCCCAAAACGGAACGTTAACGCCAGTGGTTAGGGCCATCACCTGGAAGATGTATTTGATCTCCCCGCGATTCGCCTTATCCAAAATCTCGACGCGTTTCTTTGAGTTCGTCTTCTCTGTGATGATCGCGTATGTTGCGTCCGGCGGTAGATAGCTCGCCGCCTCCTTGCAATGCCGCTGGCCAGCGCAAGTTATCAGGACGCCGTTTCGGGTTTTCGCACGCTCCACGACCTTTTGCATAATCAGCTTCGTCATTTCGCCGGATTCATGGATTTTCTTTTCCATCTTGCGCAATTCTTCCGCGCTAAAATCCTGCGTACCGTCCTGACTGGAGCCGTGAAATTCTGAAAGATCATACCCCAACCCATCCGCCTCGGTGTCACCGAAAATGGTGGGAACTACCGAACCGAACTCGACAAGATAGTTTGTGTTAATGTCGGTGATTTGCTCGCGCCAAAAACCAAGCTGGCTCTTGTCTTCCTGTAAAATCGGAATGACGCCGCGAAACTCCGACCCCGTATAACCGACGATGCGAAGTTCTCGCCCTGTCTTCTCAAGGCACCTCCGCATTAACTCACAAATGACGATAGTGTACTGCGTGCGACCACCACCGAACTCTACGTCGTCGAATTTTTCGTCGTATTGGTAGTCGGCATCGACCAGTTCCCCGTTCACGCGATACGGCTTATCCTTCGGTCTGCTCATGTACTCGAACGATTCATTGTTGGCGATCGCTTCCGCCAGATCTTGCCAGTCAACCTGGTGGCATTCGTCAATGGCCAGAACTGAAGGCACGTAGTCGCCAAGCATTTTAAACAGGCCATTAACCACCGTCCCTTCAGATCCGACGACGATCGGGAAGTATGCCGCCTTTGTGCCTAACCCGGCGCAATAAACGGAGTTCGGAACGTCGAGGTTACTGATCTCCTCGGAATCCTGCTTCACGATCTCGGCCTGGCGAGCAAGAACCATCATGGGTAAGTTCATTGCCTTGCACTGCGCTGCGAGCATGGCGATCATGATGGTTTTCCCGGCGGAAACCGAAGCCTTAATGTAAAACGGATGTTCATATTTTGCGATCCGCTTCGCGGTCTCAATATACGCAACCGCCTGATACGGGTAAGGAACGATATTTCCGACGGTGAATCGCTTTTGTATTAACGGGATCTTATCTGCGTAGGCTTCAATTTGTTGTTCAATTGTGAGCATGGGAAATCCTAATTTGTCATTCGCATAGTTGCGTGTATAATACATGGAACATTTTATCATGTTTAACAAAAAATGCTATGAGGGTTAAATTATGGAACAAATGGCAAAGGTGGATAAGCGAACCTTGAACGGCAACAACGGAACATCGCGTGGGAAAGACAAGAAGAAACGCAAGCGACCGACTGGTTACTACGTGCTGAAAGATGAGGTTCGCGCCGGGTTGACTGCGCGGATGGAACTGGTTATTGATGCCTTCGGTGGCATCGCTGGAACGGCAAAAGAGTTGGGAGTTAGTATCCAGGTTGTTCAGCAGTGGCGTAAGCGCGGCATGATCTCAGCCGATGGCGCTTATCTCGTACACAAGAGCTACCGACGCAACGACTGCAAAGGATTTCGCGCCTCATTCTGCCGACCAGATTTAAGATTTGACAGCAACGGCAAGCCAATTACGCGCCGCTGCGACCGCCGCGAAATGCTGCGCGTAGTCCGATAGCATTTTTTGATTAGCCATAACGTAGCCGATGATTTATTATAATCGTCGGCTTTTTTATTTTTAAGGTTATCAAAATGGCAAATTCAAGGGTTAGCACACATGAAGAAATTGCGGAATTTTATCGCCTATTTGAGTGTGTCGATGGAAAGTTGTGCTGGAGGGTTAGGCCATCGCAGCGCGTTAAGGCTGGAGATGTAGCTGGAACAAAGCGTGATGATGGTTATTTAGTGGTTAAGATTAATGGTAGAAATAGGCTGGTTCACCGCATTGTGTGGGAGATGCACAACGGGATAATTCCAGAAAACATGGAGATTGACCACATCGATCACGTTCGTAGTAATAACGAAATTGACAACCTCAAGATGGTAACAAATCAGAACAACAAGAGAAACTACACAAGGAGGGCGGACAACAAAAGTGGGGTTACAGGAGTTACCTGGTGCAAAAGAACTAAAAAGTGGATGGCTCAAATAATGATCAGTGGGAAGAATAAAAAACTCGGTAGATTTAGTTCATTAGATGATGCTGCTAACGCCAGAAAGGAAGCGGAGAAATATTACGGATTCCACAGAAACCACGGGGCAGAAAAGAAATGACGGATTTTTACGACGAAAAAGAGGTTTTGCCATACATGCCGGGCATGTGGCGCGAAGCGTTGCAGAACATTTGCGGCATTCACTCTCGCTACTTCAACGGAAAACACCAGGATTGTCCGAACTGCGGCGGCAAAGACCGATTCCGCTGGACTGATAAGTTAGAAACGCGCGGCGACGGCGGCGCATACTGTGGCGGCTGCGGTGCTGATAAGGGGATCGGCTGGTTGATGAAGTTAAGCGGCCAGCCGTATAGCGAATGCATCAACATTCTTGGGCGCTATCTCGGCAAGGTTCCGCAAGAATACGTGGTTAAGAGAAACAAGCAGGTAACTCGTGACAACGGCTATGACTACGGGAGGATGGCCGACCATGAAAGAGTAGTGGCCATTTTAAACAGAACGGAGGCCGTTGATAGCACGCCTGTAACGCTATATGAAGGCATCGAAAACGAGCACGTCAAATCATATGAGGTTGGCGTAAAAACCCACGAGAACGGCAGGCAGGAGCTAATTCACGCGCTACCGATGCAACTCGTGCATGAAGATGGGCTGGATGATGAGTATTGCAATATCCTGTTCATTGATGAAGAAGGCCGGGAGAAGATGTTAGCTGGAGATCTAACCTTCGGATCGGTAATAGTGACCAATCAGAGCGACGACGGTAACGGGCCGATTTACCTTGCTCGATCCTGGGTTGAGGCGATGCACTTCAATATTGCCAGTTCGTTCAAGTGCGACGTTTGGGCCTGCATCATACCTTCAAACGTCGAGATCGTGGCGTACAGGTATAAAGGCAAGGGCGGAGAAGGCAAGCGAGAAATGCGGGTTGTTTGCCGTCGTGGAGATCGGGATATGCTGGCGGCTGCCGATGATCGGGATCTCAAGGTTATCGTTCCGAACGGTGACAACTTCAAGCTCGGCTTTGAGCGTAAGTTATACAAGGCATCATCTCTTCTCTGATTAAATATTGACCAGAATTTAGGTAAGATTGAGAAAATCAGTCTTACCTTTTTTTATGCCTGAAATTCAGTGGCTTGCAACTGGTCTAACCACTTTAGGTAAGATTTAGTAAGATGAATCTTACGTAAATTTCGCGCAAAATTTAACCAATTATCCGCCATATATAGATAGTAAGTATATGATAAATAATAATATTATTATTACTCTATATCTCTATACTTATCTTGGTAAGATTTCTCCGGGGTACGTGTATTTTTTCGCTTGATTTCGCGCCAGATTTTTCATGGATATTTACCTATAGGGATCTTACCATCTTACCGATTTGCATTAACTCTATGAAATGTATGGAAAAAATCACGTAAGATGCATCTTACTAAATCTTACGTAAATTTCGCTCATTTTTTGACCAACTACGGATAGCACTTTTTGACTTGCGCTGGGAATCGTCATGCGTATACTTAACGCAACGAAACCACAAATGGAGCAATATCAATGGCTGAAGCAATTTTCAGGGCATACACCAGCAGTGAATTGACTAACGAGCAATATCACGATCCTGATTCATGGTGCGCGGAATACGTTAGCGGCTCAAGCCTCGGTGAGATTTACGCAACATCCCCGGCGCACTGGAAATACAAGGCGCGTGAGGAAACAGCCGCGCTGGCGTTCGGTACTTGCTCGCATACCTGTATGCTTGAGACCGCAAAATTTAATGGTGAGTACCTGCGGGCAACGTCTCCGGGTGAAGTTAAGGATCTGATTACGTCTAAGTCGGCATTGTCTGCGAAGCTGAAAGCGTGTGGCCTGATTGGGACGTCCAACAAGGATTACCCGGAACTTCTGGAAATGGCATATCGCGCCGGGATTGACGTAAATGTTTGGTGGGCGATTGAACTGTGCGACGAAAGCGCCGCGATGAACTCAGGGCGCAAGCTGGTTAAGGATGTTGATTTCGATGCCGTTGTTCAAATGCGAAGCGTGATGTTGGCCAACCCGCGACACGCCGCCTGTATCGAATCGCCTACCGCACAGCGTGAATTGTCAATCTTCGGTGAGATCTTCGGCGTCAAAGTTAAGGTTCGACTAGATCATGTTGACGTTGTTTCCGATCCCGAACTAATCAAGGAGTGGGGATTCAACCCGGATGAAGTTTTCGAGGTAGTGGTGATTACCGACTACAAAACCACGCAATCTTCCAAGCCTGACGAATTTGGGCGACTGGCCTTCAATTTGGGCTACTATCTCAAGATGGCATTGCAGCGCGATCTGTTCGTGAAGACCTACAACGAAAAACGCCCGGTGGTTGTCAGACTGCTAACGCAGGAGAAAAAATCACCGTTTGCTCCGCTGGCGTTCACCCTGACCAGCCAGCAGATCGAGATCGGTCGCAAACAGTATCAAAGCGTGATTCATCAGTATGCGGAATGCGTGAAGCATGATTCATGGCCATCATATGAGTCAAACGCGGCGGAAGTTGTTTTACCGACTCCTCAGTTTGTGAAATACATGTTCCCGGACGTATACGGCACAAATAGCTAAACACTGGTGCGCACTTGTGATATAGTGCGCATTACCAATCAGGAAAAGGAAAATTTATCATGCGTACATCTGAAAAATTTACTACCATTGCAGCCGCATTAATAAAGGCAAAATCTGGCTTCGTGGCCGCAAAGAAAAGCGGTAAGAACAACCATCTTGGGAACACCTATGCGAATCTTGGTGATATCCTCGACGCGATTTCCCCGGCGCTGGAGAAGAATAAAATTATGGTCATTCAATCCATGATGGATACCAGCACCGAAAAGGTTATGCACCTCGAAACGATGTTCTTGCATGAAAGCGGTGAGTTCATGGCGTTTCAGTACAACATGCCGATCAGTAAAACCGTCGAACAAGCATACGGCTCAACAACATCTTACGCCCGCCGCTATGCGCTGGCCGCAGCGCTTGGAATCAAGCAGGCGGATGATGATGCAGAAATTACGAAGATGACGCCGAAAGACTTCAAAAAACGCATTGACGCGTGCGAAGATCTCGAATCGCTTCGGGAGATCTATAAGCTGGCGAAACAAACGTTAACGCCTGCGGAATGGAAAATGACGGAAGACGATATCACCAAACGCCAGGCAGAACTGAAAGTCACCCCGGCGAACGGCTTTAACCCTGGTAAACCGCAAGAGGTTGCTAAACGGGAGCCGGAAAAGGTAGAATCAAAGCCCGAACCAGAAGCGCAAGATATCTCATCTTTCAACTAATTTAACCGGGCGGGAAACCGCCACATAGGAATGACAATGCATGTTGTAACAGGTGTAATCCGAAAAGAACCGTATGTCAAGGAAGGCAGCAACAATAACGGGCCGTGGAAAATGTACGCCGTAGACCTGTCGGAGCGGATGAAGATCCGCAATCGTGATGGCGAGGACGAAACAATTTACACGAACTACCGCGCCGTTTTCTTTGCCAAAGAAAACATGATTAAGTGGTACGATGAAGCGCTGCAAATGAATAAGGTGATCAGCGTCACCTGCCGGACGCTTCAGATCGTGAACCGCGAGCACAACGGAACGACTTACAGCCACAATGAAATGATCATGCCACAACTGGAATTCAGCCAGCGCGAACCGACTCAAAACGGGAGCAATCAGCAATCGGGGTGGGGGCAGCCTCAACAACCTAAGCCGCAGCAAGCGCCAAAGCCGCAAAACAGCGGCGGGAATCCAGGCATGGATTTCGATGACGATATCCCGTTCTGATTTAGCAACGAAAGGAGCAGAAATGCTCCTTTTTTTTTCTGTTTATTGATGCTATTATTTGCGTTACTCAACCAACAAAAGAGGATTAAAAACATGGCACTATACAGAGAAGGCAAGGCGTCACTCGCCGCAGACGGAACCGTTACCGGAACTGGCACAAAATGGCAATCATCGCTTTCGCTAATTCGACCTGGCGCGACGATTATGTTTTTGTCGTCACCAATTCAAATGGCTGTGGTAAACAAGGTGGTCAGTGACACTGAAATTAAAGCAATTACCACAAACGGCGCTGTCGTAGCGTCTACTGACTACGCGATCCTGTTAAGCGACTCGCTGACAGTTGATGGTCTGGCGCAAGATGTTGCGGAAACTTTGCGCTACTATCAGTCGCAGGAAACCGCAATTGCGGATGCAGTCGATTCCTTTAAGGATTTCGATTTCGAGTTGTTTAAAAATCTTGCCAGTCAGGTGAAGGCAGACTCTGAAGCTGCTAACGTAAGCGCTGCTAATGCTGCGGATTCTGAAAACTCGTCAAAAACTTCAGAAACTAACGCCAAAACCTCAGAGACTAACGCCAAATCTTCTGAAAACGCGGCGAAAACTTCAGAGATTGCAGCGGAGAATGCAAGGGATGCCGCAGTAGCTGCGCAGCAAGAGTCAGAAAATGCCGCAGCAGAATCTAAGAACTATGTAATTCAGGCGTCGGAAGTGGGAAACATGTTCTCGGATGAGGCGGCAGGATTAGCTGCTACATCAAATGGTCAATTCTTTCAGGTTCCTCAGGGTTCTGGAAGTTTTGTTTCATTCAAACTTTTTAAAAATAATAATGGCGTTGCTGAAGAAGTTGCGCAAGTTCCAGGCTCGGCAGCAATAACAGGCACAATCCGTGATTTTCCTACGCTTGCCTCGGCTCAGGCGGACGCAGATGCTGGCAACATACCTGTAGGATCAACTGCGTATTATCGAAGCGCCGACGACGCAACGCTAGCGATCGAGGTCATGAACGTTGGCGGGACATTGCAGCCTACTGGCAGGACAATGCTGTCTGAGCAGGGCGTTGATGACAAGATTGACGCCAGGCTGGTTCCTGGCCCTTACCGTCCCTCATACGTTCCGCTTTTTCATGATGCAAATGGTAGAGTACCACTCTGGCTAAAAGACGGCCTCCCCGATGCTGCTGGTTTTGGTCCTAATCTACGTGGTGAGGTAGCCGCCATTCCAAACCAGTGGGCGCAACAATACCTGGCTCAGATGAGCTATAGCACGAGGTATTTCCCGTTGTTCCATGACCGGAATGGCAATGTGCCTCTTTGGTTGAAAAATGGACGCCTGGACGGCGCGGGATTTGGTCCGGGATTGCTGGGTGTTATAACAGCGCTGATTGAAAGCGCGACTGGCGGGGCCGGGAACGCAGATAAATATTTCATCCCGGGCGACCAATATAAATTCCTTTTCAAACGCGGCTTGGTTTTTAGCGGAGAAAACACCAGTCTGAACGTCGCATTTACGGGTGACTCGTGGACTGAGGCCAACACCATCCCCCAGTCAATGATTAATGTACTTGGTTGCACATCAAAAGACCCAGGATGGATTAGTTGCTCAACAAGGGCCAGTAGCGTTATGTCAGGCATCACGCTATCGAGAAGCGGATTCACTCAATATGACGGAGATAATGAAAATGGGAACGCATCCCCTTTATATGGTTCAGGCCCTGACGGGATCGCGCTTTACAATACCGGTACGGCAAGCTGGATTATGTGGTCTGGAGTTAAGGCAACGGATTTGACGCTGTTCTATTATGATGGAACAGGTAGTTTCGATATCGTTATCGATGGGACCATAACGGCAACCATTACAGGGGGGAATACCGGCAAGGCGCTTACTCATGTAATTTCTGGACTGGCTTCATCGGCCCACACAGTAAGGATTCAGGCTCCGGGAGATGGTGTTGTATCTATACTTGGTATGTACGGAAAAGATTCCGGAAACCCTCGCGGAGTTACTGTTTCGAGAATGGGGAACAGCGGCGCAATGGCCAGTGATTACCTATTCTGGAAAGACTGGATCGCACCAGTTGCCTCGTATCTGGATATTGATATGCTGTTTATCATTCTCGGAACCAACGATTTTCGCAAGAGCGCGGGAACGGTAGAGTATGAAAACGGAATTCAGACGATCATTGACAAATACAAAGCTGCTACTCCGGGTATATGTATTTGTCTGATTTCTCCTGCGCAGGGCAATGCAACCGGAACCCCGGAGCTTGAGGAATATGATTCTTCAATGAGGAAGTTAGCTGTTAATAACGGAATAAACTTTATCAGTGGGTATCATATTTTCCCTAAATCATACAGCAATGCTAATGGTGCGTGGCAGGATAATTTGCATCTGTCAAGCAAAGGTGCTATGGTCCTCACCAGCACCATCAAAAACCATTTCTTCCAGGAGTAAACATGATCACTTCCATTTTTATTAATGGCGAAATCCCCTTTGTGGAGGGGATGAAAAAACTATCTGATTTTGAGTTTAAAAACTGGTTTGCCGATTTCCCTGTACTTGGGTCGGCAACGCCATTTGCTGCATATTATTTTGGCGCGGAGGCGACTGATATTACAGCAAATAATCTGAACATTAACAGCCAGGCTACACAACACGGAACCTTAGATAACAGCCCTGGATATATCTCCGTTAACACTGATAATTATCTCGATACGGGTTATAAAGCGCCGGCGGCTATCACAGTAGGAGCGTTAATCAGGAGGCCACCGGTCGCGGGAAGTACAGTCTGGTTTCTGGCTGACTTCGCAGGATCTAGTGCCGCAATCGGTTTCGCGGTAGGTATCAGCACTGCTGGCCGACTGGTTGTTGCTGGTCAGAATAGCGGAGCAACAGCCGCTGCACTGGCTCAGGTAGATTTCCCTGCGTCAATTGCTGTGGGAGATTTCGTGGCACTGACAGCCTACATACGCAATGGCACCGTGACGATTGCAGTTTATGACCCATCAGCTCAAAATTTTCAGGCAAGTTCAGCAGGGCTAACTGGAACCAGGGCGGCGGGTACTAATGATATACTGATAGGAAGAAAAATAGACAATAACACCTCAACAACCAGCACGGATGTTGTCAGCGTTGTTCTGATTAATGGAGAACTGACAACGGCAGAGCATCTGGCTGTTCAGCAATACCTCCTCAATATGGCCTGATCTATCTTGCCATACGCCTCCCTAATTGGTTTCAGTTCCTGAAACGGTTGGCGCAGATTAAAACCCCGCTTCGGCGTGGTTTTTTATTGCAAAACACCAGCACATTTATGGTGTCGTGATAAAAAACTTTGATAGTAGAGCATTACACAAAAGGGGCCGAATGGCCCCTTTATTTTTAACATCTCACACCTTAAATGCTCCCTAATTATTGCCCAAATGAACCGTTGTTGCTTCGGAATGCTGTCACAACAATGTTGTCTACTGTGACTTCACTTTGCTGCGGGCCGAAACTTTCACCTCTTAGTGAGATTCCGATCCTGTTGTTACTCGCAGGAATGTTAACGGTGAACGATTGCGGAATATCCACAAGGCCACGCGCTTTCTCCCGCATATCAACAACGACACGCCTTGTACTCTGCACTCCGTTAATGTTGAACGTGAGAACTACGAAAAAGTCCCTGCTCTGGTCTGCTACACCACCACTATAGGAATTGCATCGCACAGTACAGTTCAGCGTGATTGTCATCGGGTAGCCACTGTTCTGATACCATGCGTTAACAGTTCCAGCGCCTTCACCACCATTAATTGTAAACCCATTAAATGAAGCAGAAGTTGCAATATCACCAATGAATCTGTCGGCCTGCACTGTACCCTTAAAGATACCATCAGTCGCGTAGATCGTGCCTCGAACAGTAGTGTTCTGGAATTCAGAACCACCATTCTTGTTAATCATCCACCCTTGTTGCCCGGCGATGTAGTTGTTTGACTGAATGACGTTACCGATCTTCGCGTTGGTAATCGAACCGTTCTGAATAAGCGCGTTATTCATGAAAACCTGGTCATTCTGCACAACAAACGGCAACGTGTACGCTCCAGACTCAGCATTTCGGATGATAGCGAATCTATCAGCAATGAACAGCACCTGTGAAACAACGTTGCTCCCTTGCGCGGTAAGCTGTAGGGCCATCCCGGAATTATATTCCTGTCCGTTGTACTTCAAGCCCAGCTTCATCGTATACATGGAACCAACGCCATTAACGTTTGCCCACGAGTCGAGTTTCTGATCTAGCGCTGCGGAGTTCTCTCCAATCCTTGCTGAAAGCGCCTCTTCCGACGTAACGCGAGCCTCAGTTTCATTTGCCAGCGCCTCGTTAACTTGAGTTAATCCAGCATTGATGTTTTCGTTGAACTCTGCCGAGATCTGGTTAACCTGCTGCACCCTTGCTTCTGTCTCATTTGCTATGAGAACTTCTGCATGTTTAATTTCAGCTTTCCTCTTGCCATTCTCCTTTCTCATTATTCTAACGTCGGCATCATTCGCCAGCGCATTTTGAATAATACTGTTCGCGTAGTCATTGAGTTTTGCCGCGCTATCCTGCGCACTCACCTGAAGTTCTTTCATCGCGTCGCTGTCGAGGATCTCATCCAGGATCGTATCCGTGATGGCGTTAACGTCAGTAGACGACATGCCGCGAGCGTAATCAGTCCACGCTGAAACGTTGCCGATACGGTCTACACTTCTGGCTTTGTAGAAGTTCACGTAGCCAGCGGGCAGAATTGAATGCCAGTATTCAGAAGCCGGGTAAGGAATCAGTGTAAGCAGGCTTGCATCCTGATCGGTTCCGCTTTGCGACTGGTAAAGTTCAATGTATGCCGTGTCTTCCGCTCCTTCCGGCATGGCCCACTTAACTCGGATGCCGAAGATCTCATTGTCCGACGCAAACAGGTTAATCGGGCCTTTTGGCGCTCCGACTTTCCCGGTCAGTGTGGCGGTTGCCAATTCAGACCACGGAGACGCTACATTCCCACCGCTAATGCACCTCACGCGGGCCTGATACTCGCCAGCATAGATGCCTTCGATATCAACCTGCGTTGTCGCAGTTCGCGGAACGTTGTTCCAGTTCCCTCCATCCTTGCGCCATTGCACCTCGTACAGTTTGGCATACTGTACAGCAGACCAGCCGATCACCATCGTTTCTACGCTCATTCCCTGAACAATGCGAGAAAACGAGCTAATCGTTAAGTCTTTCGGAGCGCCCATTGAATCCGGGTCGACAACCGAAGTTGGTCGGCCATCGGTAATTACCCCATTGTCGATCGCGTCATACTTGTTCGGATCGTACTGCGTAGCCGTGATGGCAAAGGTGAATTCGTCGTCATCACTACCCTTTTCAATCCGGGTTACTACATACTGTTCCGCTGCAAGCTGATCGCTCTCGATCAGGAATACACTGTCCGGCGCAACGTCAAAGTTATACCCAACATTTAGCGTGAGGGTCTTACCATCCGCCGAAACGCTGGCGATTGTGCGGCGAACTGGCTTGCCGTCGTCGGTATTCAGGATCAGAGTGTCTCCAGCCTTTGCGTCGCAACGGTAGGCCAGGAACACCTGCACGCCAGATACTTCCATAACGCGGCCTGATAGCACCAGGTTAAAGGCCGATTGCCAGTGCGGATCTGCAACGTAAATTACATCGCCGCAAGAAGGAATCATACCTTCCAGGCCAGTAGAAAACGAAACGGTTGTGGCGCTTAGGTTCGTTTGCAGAATCCAACGCCCACGGCGGTTCGCCTCCGTCCTTCTGGTGCATCCGATCGCTGTAATGCTGGTCGGGTTGTGTCCGAACCGCATGGCTGCGTCCGGGTTGAATACTGGTTCAACATCCTGCTCGTACTGGTTTTCTTCGTCGTCGAACATGACGTTGCACGACGTGTACATCGTCTTTTCGCTTGGGAACGTCCTAACGAACACGCCGTCAACGACGTTATCAGCCGTAAACAGGTACACCGGATCGCGCGGCTTATCGACGATAATCGAAAGGCTTTCACCGTTGTAGAACGTCATTCCACGGAAAGCGGAGCAAACATCCCTTACCAACTGGAACGCCTCAACCTGCGATTGAACAATTACATCCATCAAATAGCGAGGCTCCATCCCGCCGCGATTGTCCGGAACGAGTTCATCACAGTATTGCGCCACCTCATACAGCGACCACTTGTCAACCGGGATGCCAAGTTCGCGCTGGTCTAAACCATAGCGCTGATTCATGATCAGATCATAAAGCACCCATGCCGGGTTATTGCTCCACGCCCACTTAAAAACACCGTCCCACGTCCCGGAGTATGTGCGATTAATCGGATCGTAATTACTCGGAACCTGGATAATCTTCCATTTCTTTTTGAGTGAGATAGTAGGGATCTGATTTTGGAACAGGTCGCTATCGAACTCAACGTAAAGCATGGCCGTTAACGGGTAGCGGAATTTTGCATCAATAACTTCAGCGTAGGATTGAACCTGGAAGGCATCGACAACCTTCACCCCGTCAGAGTCCGGAGTTACCCGGCTCACGCGGATAAGCACCTGCGACGTGAAGTTTTGCGGCAGGTTAACGCGAATGCTCCGATCGTAACCGCCAGTCGTGTTCTTTCCGTCAATTTTTCCCGTTAGGTAGGTTTTATAACTTGCGCCGTCTACAGCCATCTCGATCTTGTACTCAACAACCGATCCGACCATATCGCCGTTATCTTTTTGCTTCAGAACGCGGGGCCATAACAGGCGAAAGCGAATGGCAGAAAGATTCTTGTTCGATACGGTAAGCGTATAAGGCGTGTTGCGAGTGACTTCACGAGCAACCTGGAATTCAGCACTTGACTCGCTGAAGCCCTGGATGTAGTCCTGCGTTTGCGTGCCGGGGCGGAACTCTGCAATGACGCCCTCATAGTTGAATGTTCCATCCTCGTTCTGAACCGGGACGCCGCCAAAATGCAACTGCTTCAGACTGAAGTCGTTAACCACCTCGCCATCTGAAACAGCAAGCAACAACTTGATCTTATCTTTTGAGATCAGGTTATCTGGCATTTCTACCGGAGTACGCGGAGAACTTGAGCCACCCTTACGGGCCTTGATATTAGTCATCGTTTAGCCTCCTGTGAATAGTCTCGCAATTGTACACGACAAAAAGCCCGGAGGCTATGCCCCCAGGCTAAAAAGCGAATTGCTTAATTAGTTGTTGTCTTCTGCGTAAGATCCTGAACCGAACAATGCGCCGCCAGCCAATCTGTAACCGTATGGCAATTGGATTGGATAACCTGCCGCCGTGGTGTTAATCGGCCCGCCGAACGCATAAGATGGTTTATTCTCAGGCGATTCGCTCGCCCGCATGTTGCCGCCCATCTGCGGAGCAATCATCTGCATTACGCCACCCAAAACCATTGAGCCACCAGCCATAAATGCAGCAGATGAAAAAGCGCCCATCTCGGCCAATGCCGCGCCGCCAGTGTAGAACGCCGCTACCATAATCGCCGCACCGATAACGATCTGCAACAACCCGCCGTTCTTTCTGGCTTTTGGGATCGGGATGATTCTAATCTCCTTTGCCACGGAGAAAGTCGAAAAGTCGTTTGTGCTGATTGGTTTTCCGTCTGCGATGATACCGAAGCGCATGTTTGAACCAACTTTGCTCTGCATGAACGGCTTAAACCCTTCAACCTGGTAAGACAGCGCCCGGATACATTCAGCAACCGAATCAACCGCAAGTTTGTGAAATACGCCGAACCGACGCCCAAGTGAACCAGAAAGTTTAATCGTCTTTGTATGTGATGCCATGTTTAAGCTCCTTGTGCCTGCAAATTAAAACCTTATGCTGCTCGTACCATCCGGAATAGATATCCCGGCGAGACAGCTTGCCATATGCGTGATGAAGGATGTTGTTATTTCCAACGTAAATCCCCGCGTGATTCCACTTCTCCGCCTGAATCTGGAAGATGATCATATCACCAACTTCAGGCTCGCCAGTGTTTTCAATGAATCCGTCCTCTTGCCAGTAATCCTGGTAAAGATTCTCTTTATATTCCGGCTTCCACCATTCGAACGGCAATCGCCGATCTTTTAGTGTGACGCCGTGGCGCTTGTGAAAATCCATGATTAGGCCATAGCAATCGTAAGCGCCCAAAGCCCAAGGGCGACCAATCAGCGGACGGCGTTTCGGCTCAATGATTCGCATATCACCTTCCGGGATGGAGACGATAACCCACGATAAGCCAGACTCATCACAGAAGCATAAATCAGTGGCGCTCGGAATTGTGGTTGCCCCGTCGCCAGTGTGAGAATGAACGAACGCGATCGGCTCGCCATCCATTGATGCCAGCGCATACTGCGCTTCGTCCGGCATTGACTCGTTCTCAGGATCTGGTGAAACGTTATCGAGTCGGTGATATTTTTGCACGCGTGATTTTTGCGTCACCAGCCCGGCGCATTCATGCGGGTAGACTTCCTTCGCGTGCTGCATGATCTGCATTTTAATCTTTGGAGTTAACATATTAGCTACCACTCTTTAACGTTGCTGTCGCACAACCGCCGAAACTCAACGGCTCATTACCAAAACGAAGCCTACAGGAAGAAACCAGGCCACCACAAACATCTTGCGCCGGGTCGTCAACCCTGTTACCTAACTTGTCGAAGTATCCGTTCTGCCCGTTGTAGTCGCAGCCTTTGCCAGACTTGTACCACCCACGCTGCGCCCAATAGCAAACGGTTTGCGTTAGGCGTGCCGGGATCATTAATCCGTCCATATCAAACACGGATGTTAATTCGAAGGTTGCCTTTTGCGGGTCAACCTTCTTAGGTCGCTCGATGTAGTAAACAAATCGCCTAAAGTCGCCCTCTTTAACGCTGCCGTCGTTTTGTAGCAATTCCTTGACCAAAACCCATACCGTAACTTTGGCTTGCATGAGGCCGTTGTAGGCGCGAATAAGAGCACTCGCTTGCGCATCGATATTGCTAACCGTCAGCGTTGGCTTTTCCACTGTGCCATCGCTCGACATTGCGATCCCGCCCAGGCCGAACGGTCGCGGGCCGTACTGCTCGCCGCGAAACGTTATCATCTTTGGCTGAAGCGTCCCGCCGTTAACCGCTGCCAAAAGCTCCTCGGTTGTATAGGCGACGTTCTCGTTATGGAATCGGTAGACCTGCCCGCCGAACTTTGTGGCGTCGATATCAATCAGCGTTAGGATCTCGCCGGGGAAAAGTTTTTGTAAGCAGTTCGCAAACTCTTTTGAAACATTGGCTGTCATCGTAAGCCCTCCTCTAATTGACTCCAGATCATAGGCCAAAAAAAAGCACCCGTAAAGGGCGCTTTTTGATTATCCGGCTGAAGTGAAGCGTTCGGCGAATTCCGCCGTTACCTCAAACACTCCGCCACCCTGCGGCGCAAGGTTAACGGAGTCGGCGGTTACGACGAATACGCCCATTCTTCCATCCGGTGCCTTCCACACAAAAGGCTTTGTTACGTGCTCCTGGCAGAAGTCATAAACCGCTTCCCAATCCGAACCGCCATAAACGATCGGAACAGTCCGGCGCTTCGTGTTAATTCCGCTCGATGCCGTTTGGATGTAGCCGTTTCCGAAACCAATTGATCGAATGTTGTTGGAGATGGCGACCTTTGCCGCCCCTCCTTGAATTTGTGTACACCATTTAAATGAATCCACTACTACCTCCTCGTTTTCTCATTGACGAACTTCGCAATGCGCCCGTTTTGGCTCAAAGCCTCGGTGAACATATCGTTCACGATCTGCCTTACGCCCTGCTCTAACCCCTTGCTATCCTGACCGGAACCCATCGTGATGTTAATATCACCGATAGTGAACACCATCGCCGCCGATGCCGCGACGTTGCCGCCGTTGGTGATTCCAGATCCGGAACTTGCGTTACCCCCAACCAGGCCGCCACTTGCATAGCCGCGCATTAGTCGGTATAGGTTTTCCGGGCCTAACCTTTGCGTCGCCTCCTTCGTGAACACGAATTCCCCGCCGTGAACAACGCCTTTTGGCTCATACTTCCCGCCGTCGCCAGTGTAACCGCCGCCAGAAAATCCCTTGCTGAACATGTTGGCGAAGCTGAACGTACCGCCACCACCAAACGCGGCAGAAAGCGAGTTAAACAGCGCCATCTTGATAAGCATGTTGGTAATGTCACCGATAACGCTTCTTGCGAAGTCGCTAAAGCTGGCCTTACCAGTCATAACAAAATCAGTCAGCACGCTCGCCATGCCGTTAAATGCGTTTTTAGTAATATCCCCGATGCTGGTATATACGTCATTAACTTCGTCGCCAATGTCAGTCCACGCATGAGTGAACCCGGCCTTCCAGTTCAGCATTTGCGCATCCTGCTGTGCGTAGAATTTATCGCTTGCGGCCTGCATCGCTTTAAATCCAGGGTCACTTAAAGATCCGCCGCTGTTTTTCCAGTCAGCCGCCATCTGCGCATTGGCCCGGTATCTCTCCTGCTCCTTGCTACCCATTCCGGCTGTATCCTGTAGCGCTTTGGTTTTCTCCGCCATCTGGTTTCGATACTTGGTCGACTTGTCAAGCAAGGCGTTCAGTCGCTGCTGCTGAACAATCTGATCTCCCACAATGGCCTTTTGCTCTGCCATGTACAGGATATTCTTTTTGTTCGCCAGCATCTGCTGTTCGCTTTGGGTCAGCTTGCGCTTATGGCTTGCCTCTTCCAGCACCTGAAATTTGGCGACCGTCTCGAAGTAGTCCTTGCGCTGCTGGCTGATCTTGTCGTCAAGCCCTTTGTGCTGCTGCAAAACCTTTAGCTGCGCCTGTAGCGATAGCAGTTCAGCCTGATACTGCTCATCAATTTTAACGCCAGCGTCTGCCTGCTGCTTTCTGGCGTTGCGGTTTTTCAGGATGTTCTGCTCTTCCTGGTTAACGCGATCCTTCGTTTTGCTGCTGTACCCACCGGAAAGGGTTTTATCCTTCGCGGCATCAATGTAACCCATCTCGCCTTTTGCGATCCTTGCCTGCTGCTCCGCAATGGTTTTTGCAAGCGTGTCGGATTTCGCTTTCGAGTCCTTGATTAGCTGCTCCTGCTGCGCCAGAAATTCATTGCCAAAGTCGCCCATTCCTGGAATTTTTTGCAGCTTCCGGCCTGCGTCAACGATGAACTGCGCGATCATGGCATCGCCATCGGCAATAAGTTTCCTGATCGTGTTAATGATTGCGGAAACCGTATCAACGATAAGGTTTAGCGCTCCGACCGTGTGATCGCCTACCCATTTCCATGAGTCAGCGGCCCATTTTTTGATATCCGTCCACATCGTTTCTAGCGGCGTTGCGCTGTCCGCTATATCTTTAAGGCGCTTATCCATCGTTTCAGCAAACATCCTTGTCGCCGCCTCTGCCGCTGCTGTCTCGCCTTTGGTTTTGCGCAAGTTCTCGATGTAGGTTAGCTGGCCCTCTTTCAGAAAATTAAAATGCTCATTAAGTTCAGCCAGTCCCTTAACAGGGTCTTTTACGATCGAATCAAAATACCCTGTGATCGTCTTCTCGCTCTCACCCGTCTGCGCCGACCATTCCGCCGTAGTCTTCGTGATCTGCTTAATCTGGTTGATTGTGTACTTACCAGAACTGGCGAGCGATGTAGCGATTTCCTGAATGCTGCCAATTGTAGCCGATGAGTTTTTGTTAATCTCTTCGGTTAAGGCTGTGATCTGCCCGGTGGTGGTCGCAGCATAGCCACCAGTCAGCACCAGCGCATTCGCCAGCTCACGTTGCGCACTCCAGGAGTCATAACCAGCTTTAGCGATTGCCGCCAGGGCGATACCCAACGACGCAGCGCCAACTGTTAGCGGGTTAATGTAGCTCAACAAAACTTTGAACGTGTTCCCGATCCCGCCGAAGCTATCCTTAATTTGCCCGCCTTGCTGGATAGCCACTAACCACACTGGCATCCCGGAAGCAAGAGACGTTACTACGTCAGTGATCTGCGCCGGAAGTTGGCGCATCGCCATTTTATATTGACCTGCTGAAATTCCAGCAAGCCCCATAGCATTCTGCTGTTTCTTTAACGCCTGCTCTTGCTGCTTCAGGGCGTTAATGAACGGTGCCGCTTCAGTTGAAACGCCTAATTGTGCCGCCTTCATTTCCAGTAGTTCGGCGCGAGTCTTTCCGATCGATTCTGCTTGCTGTTTCAGGCTGGCGACAAAATCACGCCCGGCGTTGGTTGCCTTCTGTTTCGCCTCAGCCTCAGCAATTGCCGCGCGGCCTTCTTCGGTTAGCGCCAACTGCTGCTGTCTCAGCTTGTTGGTGGTCGACTCAATGACAGCGCCCAGGCGGAAGAATTCCTTGTCCGGCACAAGGCCCAATTGCCAGGCCTTATCCAGTTCTTCCGCCGCTTTGCGCAAGTTGGCCATTTTTGCGATCGTGGGATCGATGGCGCTTGCGATCCTGCTAAAGCTGGTTTTTGATTTGTCTGTCTCTTGCTTCTGGCGCTGCAACGCGCGGTTCATTTCCTCGGTCTGCGCCGTGGCCCGCCTTTCAGCGTCCGCGAGCGACTGTAGGCCAGCGCCCGTTTGCTGGCTTTGGTTCTTGAGTTCTGCGAGTGATCGCACCGCTTTATCTACCTGCGACACGTCAACGCCAAACGTTAGCCCAGCTACTTTATCAGCCATGTTTCGCCCCCATATGAAAAAAGCGCCCGTAGGCGCTTATTTGGATTTCTTGTAAATCTCTTTCAGGTATTCACCCTCCAGGATTTGCAAGTCAAGTAATGCCGCTTCTCGATTGTCGATTTTATACAATTCAAAGAGCATAGGCAATGTATTATAGTCAAGCCCTGTAGGGCCATTCATCCCGATTCGCCATTGCGTTTGCATGGCCTGGAATAGCTGCCAGCTTTGGGCGGTCTGTTCATCAAAATAGATCGTTTCAAGATCTGCTTCATAATCCGATCGCCTTAACCCATACTCCGCAAGCTGGCGATCGGTTAGCTCAGGCTGAAGCGTGAGATAAACAGCCCGCCTTAAACTTTTGCACGGTGGCCCGCAAGCGCGGCCATGTAAGTTTGCGGCAGCGCCATGACAAATGCCGGGAAGTGTGAGCAAAGCCAGGAAATGTTTTCGTCGTTGAACTCATCATCAAGATCCCAGCCTTCGGCCATAAAGCGGATAAACTCGGCGTTACCCTTTGGCGCTTTATCTTCGCTCTCATAAAAGTCTTTCATCTCATCGGTGGAGCGGTGTTTTACGGTCATGGTAATAGTTGCTTCTTTGCCGTCCGGGCAAGTGAAAGTTACGGGCAGTTTGAAAGAAGGGAGGTTGCCGCCGATTTGAATTTTGAACTTGGCCATTTTGTTAACTCCTGATTGGTTTGTGTTATTCGCTATTATGCACAAAAAAAGGCGAGGCACAAGCCCCGCCATTTAATTACGCGACAACCGGAAGGAAGACGTGAGAACCTTTAAGCGCAACGTTAAGCGTTACGGTCTCCATCTCGTTAACCGCCGTGGATGGAATGTCATCGAAAGATGCAATTCCAGACCAGTAGCGAACTTCGGAAGCTCGCGGGATATACATGTACATCGCTTTCGCCTGCTTACTGGCGTCGGCTGCACGCAAAATCTGGTAGATCGCGTTATCGTACTCGTGCGCAAACGTGTAGTTAAGCGTCACCGCCGACTTGTAAGTAGGTTCGGATTGTTCGCGCTCATCGCTCAGGCACTGATAGTTATAGAACTGCTGTTCGTTGCCATCTTTGCCTAAATCCTGAATGCAAGGCAATTCGACCCAATCAGTGATCACGCTTACGTTGCCAGTAGCCGCGCCGCCCGGATACTTGTTAGTGTCGGAGGTGTCGAACTCTTCCAGCGTTGCCACGCCTGATGCCACTGCTTTTACGCGAGCCACCTTGTTAATAAAGTCGCCCCAGGTGCAATCGGTGAAGATCACAATATCTTTCACCTTCAGCTTGCCATCCGCCACTGTGATTTTTGGGTTTTTCGCGTCGTTGGTCATTGCGGTAAACGGAATGGCCGCACCGCGAGCCTTCTCAAAGAAGACCTTAGCACCGTTTGGTAAATGCATGTTGAATACTCCTGTTTGAATGAAAGTTTTACACCGCCATTATGCCCTTATATTTTTAGGCTGGCAAGAAGTTATAAGCGCCGTGAAGATCCGCTAGGTGGATTGATAGCCGTTCTCCTCCACACGGTTGCATCTTACTGTGAACCGAACCGGGAAGAACCAACCCGTCTCGTGCTTATGTACGCCGTGTACTTCCGCCCACTCGCTCACATAAACTTTATTAATAGGATCAATTATTTCACCTTCGGGAAAATATTTTGCAACGTTTTGCGCAATAAGCCTCGCATGGTCGGTTCCGTTCCCCGGCTTAAAGATAACGTCAATCTGAACCATCCCCATGTAGACGCGGCATTTCCTTGATATGTCAACCGATCTTGAATCCGCCTCGACGTAGGAGACTTTAAGGTAGGTCTCACCGCCCGCCGGTGGTCTAAAGTCAACGTTATCTCCTGCGACCCTTAACCCGTTCTCGGCGGCAAATTTAGCCACTGCCGCCTTGCATTTTAACGCCATATCATAATGCATTTTTCGCCCTCGCTCGCTTGATTGCTTCAGTAACATAAACGCCCAGCCGGATCGCAACGACGCCCATAACGCCATTGGGAGCCTGCCTTGAATGGCCGTATTCCAGCGCGTTCGCATAGATTAGCATGTTACTGAACCAGATCGAAGTGATCCCAGCCCCTTTTGCGTATAGTGCAATGTTGGCTTTGCCGTTCTGGATTGTCTTTTCGCCAGTTTGGTCATATGCGTTAATCGCGTAAAGCGGGGCGCGGTTAAAGGTGATTTGCCAGTTACCACGGAAGCGCCCTGTATCAACCGGAGAACGCATCACAAGGTCTCGGTGAATATCTTCACACGTAAACCTTACAACGTCTTCCAGCGCATCGCCAGCGGCCTTGCACCACGCATCAATCGCACCTGTGAACTCCCGGATCGTATAATTAGCCATAAGTCGCCACCCTGCGCAAAACTGGACGGTAGGCAACAACGGTTCCGGTTGGTTTTACCGGACGTGCATTAACCACGCGGTAGCGCTCGCCGTCCACTTCGATTTCGTCACCTTCCATGATTGGCACATCATGAGTGAAAAAACCGCGCTTATCGCCAGCAAGGATGGTTTCGCCGTTAATGTCACGGTCATTAACATCCCTGATCGCTCCCTTGATTGTCGTCACCACCTCGCCAGGAATGATATCTTCCCCGGTTTCCGGATCGATTCCTCCGCCAGCGCCTTTCGTGTACTTGTTGAACACGCCGCCATCGTCGCTGAAGAATTTAATGCCAGCGCTTGCGCGTGCCTGGATTGCTTTGTAGTTCATAGCGATCACCTAACCATTCCGCAGCGGCGCACGTTCCCGGCGGTAAGAAGGCCGAAGCCGCCGCCACGCATCTTGAGCATACGCCAGTACATTTTGCCCCACGGCGTAGAAAGCATTTCGTTATCACTTGACGCCGACACGCGATCGAAGGTTTGGGAAAACTCACCGGTCAGGGTGAACGACGCCACTCGCTGCGTGTAAGATTCCAGGCTTTCGCCTTCCTGCTTCATTGCGCCGTCCAAAAACATTAGATGCATGGTCATCAACGCGATCGCCGTAACGATGGAGTCTCCGAATCGGGATTTGCAAACGAATTCTTCGGCAAGCACAACCCATGCAGACAGCAGTTCATCTGGAACTTCTTTAAGCGGAGGTGCAAGGCTGCGCATTTTATCGATCACATCTTGAATTGTGTAATTCATGGTCGCTCTCCTGATATGAAAAAGGACGCCGAAGCGCCCTTTGTTGGTTTTTGTTATTCCGCGCTTTTAGGCTGCACGATCTCTTTCGCTGTCGCCTTCACCGCTGCGATGTATTCGCGCGTGCGTTTCGGATTGTCGTAGAACTCGACGCGGCCTTTGAATATTTCGTGGCGGAAGCGGTCGATCTCGCTTTCTGGCACTTCAAAAACCTGCTCATAGACGTAATTTGTGCCTTTATAGCGAATTGCACATGCACCAACGTTTTGCAGTTGAACAACCTGCTGCGCCTGTTCTGCGCTGGTGATTTCTGCGGTTTCTGCGGTTTCTGCGGTTTCTACGGTTTCTTTTTTACTGGCCATTGTTAATGCTCCATTGGTTTACTTTAGGTTTCAAATTAAAGCACATTGCAGAATGCAATGCAATAAAAAAGCGCCCGAAGGCGCTTTTGATTAAATCCCGGTGAGGATCGCAATAGTCAGCGGGCGGTACACGATGAGACCAGTGCATTTTGAGGTGCAAGGAACTTTGAAATGCAGGTCTTTCGGCTGCATCGGTAGCATGTTGAACCGTTCCGGGATCTCGATGCTCATGTTCATTGGGTCTTTTTCGTATGCCAGCACGCCTTTGGTGCCTGCGCCGTCAATATCTTCCAGCTCCGCCATCGCCGTAATGGTGATGTTCGGGTGGTTCTTGGTGAACCAGGTCAGATAAGAGTCGCCGCTAGTGTCCGGCATCTTCTTGGTCAGAAGACGACGTTTGGACGGCGGGATCACGATGTTCGTTGCGTGATGGCGGCCCAGCGTGGTTTCTTCGATCATGTTTAGCAGGTCTTCCAGATCTTCGAATGCCTTTTCAGCCGCCGCTGCATCATTGCCCCACTTAGCGCTGGCGGTCATGCGGTTAATGTTCGGCTGGTCGAAAATGCTCACGATGCCGTGAGGAGCGGAGCCTTTGAACACCAGATCGTTTACGAGCGTCTCATGACCTTCGCGGGCCAGAGTTGCTTTGCGATCGCTAAGACTGGAACCCAGCGCAGCGCCAGTTTTGATTTCGTCGATGGAAATAAACCACGCGTTACCCAGGCGGAAAACCTTCCCTGACTTCTCTTTCGCCATCGCTTCAACTGTCGGCAGATCGTCGGTGTAATCGGCGATAATTTTCGCAGAAGTTACGCCATCGAATTCGAGCCACTCAAAGCGGCGGGCGGTCGGCGAGATCTCGGTAGTCACCGGGAAAAGCTCAAGTGCGCTGGTCTGCGGGTATGCCTGCTCATACTGGCGATTCAGTAATTGAGTCATCTGCTTAACAGTCCAGATACCGTAAGCATCCAGTTTTGCGGCGTCTACGCCCATGCCCTGCATTGCGACCTTAATGGCACTCTGTTCGAATGCATCTAATTTCATAGTCATCTGAAAACTCCTGTTTGTGTATTTGGCTTAACGAAATGAAGAATATCATGAAACGTTAAACCGTCAAAGGTTTTTTTCTGGTGCAAAAATGGGGCCGAAGCCCCACCATTTATTATGCACCAGTGCCGCCGCCAGCCGCAGGAGCAACCGCGCCCTGAAGCACCTGAATTTTCACCAGGACGGTTCCATCTGCGTTTTTGGTGTATTCGCCAGTGTGTTTATAGCCAGTTTTGATAACCCCGGCGCTACCCTTCGCCACTGTGCCATTTGCGGTAAAGGTGGCGAAAGAATCAAACACGCAATCTGCTTCAGTAACAGTTGCGTCCGCGATCGCCCAAATGCGGCCATGAGTCATAACGTTAACCGCGCTCTCATCGTCATACTTGCCTTCAGGCGAGTAGGCTTGCGAGAATTGCGCGATGCCTACAATGACGTCGCTCGCTGCGGTAGCTGGTTTAACGACCTTGTGGCCATTGGAAACTGCGCCAGTGGAAGCCACCAGTACGCCAGCTTTGATATCTCCTTCAGCAACACAAGTGCCGTCGATATTGTAAAGTGACGTATCAGCGATCTGCCCCGCCACGGCAATATCGCGCTTGCGGGAATAAGAAGCTGGAATCTGTGCCATTTTGAATCTCCTGTTTATTTGGTCTGGTAGCGGCCCGAAGGCCGCAAATTATTAGCGGCGGAATTTTGCCTGCGGATCGATGATTTCGGTGCCGTCAAGTTTCGGTAAGCCGCCTTTGTCTTTTTGCTCGCCATCTTCTTTTTTGCCGAAGACTTTGGAGCGATTGCCAGCCATCTTATCAGAGTTGGCGATAAAGTCAAAAGAAGCGTCGATGTACGAGTCCTCTTTGTCAGACAGATCACGACCGTCTACCTCTTTGATGTAAGCAACCTTCATCGCCTTAACATCCAGGCCGTCGCACTTGACGCCAGCGGCAGAAACCACCGCGATAACTTTCTGTTTTGCGTCTTCGTCGGCTTTGATTTTAGCAACGCGGGCGGCAACTTCATCTTCAATACCATCAACTTTGGCCTGAAGCGCGTCACGCTCTGCGGTGATGCTAGTTACCTGACTGGTTGCCGATGCAACTTGCGCGTCTAGTTTGGCAATGTAAGCGCCTACGTTATCGGCCACTTCAACATCTACGCCGTCAATTTTAATGATCATTGTTTTAGCTCCTTTGTGGTTTGAGTCGTCATCATAGGGGAATTCTTGTTCGCTATCAAGATTTAATTTCGCAATCCCGGCACGACCACGGAAAACAAGCGCGACGTGATTCACGCGAATCTTCGTTTGCACCGCATCAAAGCGAACCCAATCAGAGACGGAATCATTTTTCATCTCTTCGAAGTTTTCCGGTAGGTCTTCGTCGAAATAATATTCGCCAGTTGCGTTGTTGCCCCAACCTTTGCGATCGATATCGACCGAAGTGTAGCCCACGGATAACTCAGCCGCTACGCGCTTTTTGGCTTGCTCGATTGACTCGCCGTCGTAAATCATCACCGGAACAAGAACGCCGATCCCCTCTTCTTTGCCAGCGCCGGAGCACGAGCCAACGACCAGGCCTTTTGCGTTCTGCGCGTTCACCATCTTATGACCCAAAGTGATCGGCTTGCCCTGGTATGAAGCCAGCGATTCTGCGTCAAACACCTCAGAACGCGGGCGGAACTCGACGCGCGGCCCGGTTGGCGTCTGGTACGTCTGCGCACCGATACGCGCCACGATCGGAGTGTCAACCAGGAAGCCGTTTTCATCGAATCGGGCCTTTACCTTTACCGTATCGAACCTTTGAACTCTTTTCATCATGATACCTCTACATTGTTAAAATCTGGAACCGCCCAGCAACGGCAGCCGTACTCCTCGCCGGGGAAAATTCCGTCACCATTAACGTGGCGTCGCTTACCTTCTAGCTTGATATGGCTTTCGCGCTCGCGGTCGTCCATCATCCCGAACCAAAAGTAATGCGACACTTTAGCATCTTTTAGGCGCTGCATCATCAACATACTGTTAAAAGTTCCGATGATTCCGCTTGCCCGGTTGCGCGACCAACTACCATAAATGGCGTACCTGCCTTCGATGATTTCATCGATCTGCTGGCGAGACTTGCCAATGTTGTTGGCGGTTCTAACTTTCGTTGTCCAGTCGGCTACGATATCGCTTGCTAGTTTCCTGATTGACGCTTCGGCGGAATCCTGCCACTTTTTCAGCACCTCCTGATACCAGTCTTCATACCCACCAGCACCGAATTCTTTAAGGCGCATAACTGATTCGTTGTTCCGACCGCCAGCCGCGATCGCAATGATGAGCCACTGCTTAGAATTGAACTTGTAAATGGTTAACCCGATGTAAGCAAGAGCCGCTATTACGACCGAAAAGAACGTAATGGCTGATTCGCTGATATCGTCTTCCGCCTGGCTGATTTCCTCCGCCGTGGCGTCAAATTTAAGGCGGTCTAAGCGATCGCGCATTTCTACCACGAGTTCTGTCACCGCGTCATGCATTGAGCGGGATAACTGCCTTTCACTTGCCTCTGGATATCTCCAAGTTTTAATTGCCGTGATTTTCATGAAATTTAAATCTCCTTTCCGCTCTAAGTCTTTCCGCCTTAGCGTCAATGATTGTGCAAAAGTACCCTAGAAAGATGGTTTTTCTATTAACCATTATCTCAGCTCTGTATTTACCTCTTGGTGCGTACCACCTTACACCAACAACGCCGCTCCTGCTATTTGAAGGTTTAGATCTGTTTTTTGAGTTTTCTTTTTTTGTTACCAGTCTAAGATTGCCTATTCTATTATCAGTCCTATTATGGTTTATGTGATCTACAACAAGGCCGCTTGGAATTTTACCTTTATGCATTTCCCACACTATTCTGTGAGCTTGGTACTCCTTACCGTTTAGCTTTATTGAGATGTACCCATTAGACACTCTCCCGGCGACACTGCCAGCCTTTACGTTACTCCTCGACTTAGACCAGTACAGAACCCCATCTAAGTATTTAAGATACTCAGAAAACGGGGGCGAACCCCCATTTTTATCATTCATCATCCGCCTCCGTGTTGTTTAAGATCTCTTCGCTTTGAGTTTTGCCGGAAACAGCGGCGCGATCTGGTAGCCTTTTCTGTTCCGGTGCGTTGCCTTTTAGCTTCAGTTCTGGAATCAACGCCGACAGAGTATCACGCGCCTCATTGGCGTCAATAACCTGGTCGGTAACGAGGCCGCGAGCCGCGTTGGCGTTCTTCTGGAAGATATCCGCTTTCTCCGCATCGGTAGGCAGCGACAACGGTTCGAACTCGACGCTGTATTCCTCCTCCGTTACGATGAACTGTAACAGGAATTCTAACAGCGGCTTGTAATCGTCATTGCGCTTGCGGTCGACCAGTTTGTAGAACGTCTGTAGCGCCGTGTTCTGGCTTGCGCTCACGCCACCAGTGTTTTTGTTTTTTAGCACGATCTCGTGAATGCCTGACAGGGCGACAATCCGATCCATTTTAGCGGAAAGGAATTCAGGGATGCCAGTAATATCAGAGTTGATAACGGTGTACTCTTCATCGGTGGCATCAATGCCGATCGTGTTTCCGACGCCGGAATTAGCATCAACCTGCGCCATGCGCAACCGGGCGGCGTACTCGCCTTCTTTGTCGTCGCAGATTAGCGCCAGGCCTTTCGCCTTCCATACGCCCTGCTGCTTGCGCTTCAGTAGCTGCGTCGCCAGATATTCCGAATAGTCGTAGTCAAGAATCGCTTCAATGATCGACTTGTTCAGCACCGAACCACCAGCGCCCTTGTTTAGCTGGCGCACCTTATTGGTTACTCGCTCGCCGTCGATGTAGTGCATACGGGTATAATGCACCTTGAACGGTTGCCCGCCGTTTAGCGGCTTCACCTCGTACATTTTAGGCTTTCCGAATCGTGGGCTTCGCGGGCTGGTTTCCTCCTCTGCGACTGAAACGGAATCATGGTCGTAAACAACGATCGATTCGAGCGGCTTACCCCGCTTCGCTGCCGAAGTCAACGCGCGACCATCGTTAACCATCGCCAGGACGTAGGAGCCACCATACAGCCGCGCCCAGCAAAGAGCATCGGTGATTTGCGGCTCCAGATTTAACCCGTCCCATTCTGATTGAAACTTGGTGTTATCTGAAATTCCGTTTAGCTGGAATCCGGGAGCGACCATCTCTTCCGGGATAACGTCAACGATTTTCTTCGCCATGCCGTTTTCATGATAGAACTCTTCAACCTGCGACATTGTTCCAAATCTTGCCGCGATAGACGCGATGGTTGACGCATAACCAGCGCCACCATTAAAGATTTGATTATAGTCGTCCATCTTAATGTTATTCATATTTCAACCTTGTTTAAGTGTGGGCCGTCAGGCCCACATTATGTATTAGCGACCCAGCTTTTTCAATCCCGCAAGGCGTTTCATTCGCTCTACAGGATCGTCGCTCAGGTTCATTTCCAGGTTTGCGGCGTCAAACACGTTGTCGCAAATATCATCGTGTGGATGAGAATCGTCATATGTAAACGCGCTCATCTCCGCCTCAAGCTCTGCGACGAATGGGTGATTATCCGGCAGCACGACACGCCCGCCCTTGATGATTGGTTGCGCATCCATAGCGCGAGTGACTTTATCTTTATCGCGCTGCACCGGGACGATCTCGCCCATGCCGTTAACCGCCTTCGTTAAATCCTGGATTAGACCCGTACCGCTCGCCTTGTCTTCGATGTAGATTCGACGAAGGTTCCCGCACTCCTTATTCCGACGCCAGCACTGCTTGATGAATGCTTCAGCCTGGACGCGGAGATCTGGCGCTTCCCACTTGCCGCGAATTCCGTCAATGAAGTAGACGCGATCCCGGTACTTGCCCCAATAGCACATTACGGAGTAGTCGTTTAGCTCCTTGACCTTCTGCGCGGTGTCCGCCGTGATGAACGTATATTCGAACTTGTCCGGGCGCGGCTCGTGCGCCTTGTCGGAATCGCCGTAATAGCGCCACCACTCCGACTTGAACACGTTACCACCCAGGGCGATTGGCTCCTGCTGATACTGCGAAAGGAACGTATAAAGATCGGCTTCGCGTAGCGCAACCAGGTTCTCGATCGATTCGTTCTCCTCCCAAAATGACCAGTATTCCACGCCGTCAATGACCACCGACGGGCCGGAAAGCACGTCGCGTTCGAATTCAGGTCGCAACCAATCAGGGAGTGACTCGCCATACTCTCGCGTCACCATCGCCGGGATAACAATCCGATCGAAGTCGATTGCCATGCCGCCGCTCATCATGAACCAGGTGGAATCCTGCGCGTGCAATCGCTGCTGTACAGACAGGATTGGCGTTTCGTCTCCTTTCTTCTTCTTCGCTCGACGGGATCGAATGGTGTTCTTCAGGAGTACGTGGTTTTTCTCACGCTTCACCTTCGAGAACATATCATCCGGTTTGTCGATATCATCCAGCGCGATGAGGCCGCTAAACCCAGGCGTCATGTACCCGCCACGCTTACCGACGATCTGACCGCCAGACGAACGGGAGACCATTTCAAGCCTTACGCGGTCGTTATCGTCCATGACCTGAAATTCATCTATCTGCTTGCGCCCGAACTTTGATGGCCATAGCTCCTGCCACTCGTTAGATGAGAAGATCTTAATCACGCGATCGGAGTTGCCTTTTGACAGCGCGTCACCTTGTGAGATCTGAAGGTTTCGAACCTTCCGGCATTTAAGATACGCATACGGCGCGAGGTGGATTGAAAACGCCTCCGTCTTTGTGGAGCCTGGCGCAACGTTAACGATCGTGCTCTTGCGCTTCCCGGCGATAATTTCATCAACCGTGTGGCAAAAGTAGGAGTGATGCCAGTTCCACATTAGCTTTTCGCCCTGAATGATCTGGAACCAGATCTTCAGGAATAGCGAAAAGTTTCGCGTACTCAGTGCCTTAATTGCCAGCTTATCGGCTGGCGACAGGTCTTCCCAAATGATCATTTCGTTCATAGCCTACCCTTACAGCTTATCAAGAATATTGGTCACGGCTTTCTCTAATTTCTCTTCGGTGATCTCGTTCTTATCCCCGGCGATAGCGTCTATGTTCAGAACTGGCGGCTTATCGATCCCCATCTCTTTTCCGACGAAAGAAGCGTTAATCATGCCGACGGCAGCAAGCTGAAATTTCTGCTCATAGATCACGGAGTCGATGAACTCCATGACGGGAGCATAGTTGGGATCGTGACGATAGCGCCCAAGCGTTGACTGGTTCACTCCGCAAAACAGGCTTAACCCTGTGAGCGTGAAAATGCGCGGCTTGTTCACGCCCCACTCGTTAACGTCGCCCTGGAAAGTGGCGGTTTCCGCAGCCTTGATTGCGTTCTCTTCGGCCCACTGGAAGTAACGCTTTGTGATATCGAAAAATTGTTCCGGCGTCATCTCTGCCGTGCGCCCCAGCACCACACCGAACTCTTTTTCATACAGCGCTTTGAAGTTACCTGCAAAGTGCGATTTCGTTACGCGCTTTCTACGTTCTTCAGACATTTGTAATCCTCCTTCTGTGTTGATTTGCGAGTATATCAGATCGCAGGCATAAAAAAACCCGCCGAAGCGGGTTCTTTTGTCATATCAGTTTGTTTCGCCGATTCAGCGTCTTCTGGAGTTTCACAAATTGCTCGCAGTCAACATACGGAAGCGGCGAAAAAGCAATTCGTTTTGCGATACCATCCGGATCGCCAATTTTTTCCCAACGTGCCGTTTTCTTATTGTAGAACATGGCGGCAAAGGTGCCTTCATGTACACGCTTTGAAAGGCGCTCGACAAGATGAGCCGCGCCAACGTGATAGCCTATGAACAGCATTAACAGTGCAATAATCAGAGTTAACATTGATTGACTTCCCTTATGTAGTTGATGTTGATTTTATGCGTATCCAGATTAACGCCGGATTGCTTTTTTGCTTTCTCCACCGCGTCGGCGGTGTCGTTCGCCTCAATAGTCATGCTAAACTCTTGAATGCAGGACTTGCAAAAGCCGCCCATTTTTCTCGCCGTGAGCATGATCTTATATTGCATCATAACTCCTTTGTAAATGCCCCTAAGCGGGGCCAGACTTGCGGATGTTTACCGCCTCTTGTGTCTACGTTGTTCAAGTTACCCGGTCAGCGCGATTGCGTCAATAGGTCACTGAATCGTTTGCTTGTTTTTTATTCATACTCACCATCCCTGCGACCGAATCTGCCCTCCAGGTAGCCAGCTATCCAGATAAACTGGCCACGAGTAACCAGCGTGTTGATTTGCGACCAGTGTTTGTCGATCATCTTCGCGGCTACCTGATCGTAGGTCTTCTTGTCCTTCTTGATGGCGTCTTTTGTTTCTGCGGCCATCTGCTTTGCTATGCGCTTCACGGCGTTGTACTGCGCTTCATTCAGTCCGAACATTTGGCCTTCTCCCACTCTACCCAGGTTCCGCGAGCAATGAACACTTCAACACGCAGCGGACTATTGAAATTTTTGTAGATGAAGATGAACCCTTTTCTGCTGTCCGTCTCCACCTGCGTAACCGGGAACGCCAGCGGCTTGATGGCGTCGTCCGACTCGCTCATGCGGATACCAGTAATTGTTGCGCCAATCGGCATATCTTCGACTTTTGAGTATTCAGGCATACAATCGTACTCCTTAAATTTGCGCCCGCCAGAATGGCTTACAAGCGCTTTAAGCGGCATTCGATTTCGTTAATTTTTTACGTGGTGGCAAGGTTCGCCATCTTTGACCTCGCCCCACGCCCGGCGCTTGTTCCGTTCCAGCTTTTCCGCCACCGCTTCAGCCAACTGCTCATCGCTGAATCCGGCGCGGCGGGTTGCATCCCATACCAACATGAGGATATCGGCGAACTCGCTAATGTCATCAGGCGCTTCTGCGGCCTCGATAGCCTCTTTCGCCAGGTGTTTGAGCGGCCCGACTGGCCCGACGTTACCGAACTGGCTATCCGACCATTCCGCGTGCTGCTCCCGAATATTGGTGAACGGGTCTACCTTCACTTCCGGCTCCACACGCAGGCATTGAAAGTCGCTCCACGTCTTCGGGTTGTGCTGCATCTCACGCAGGCTCGCTAAAGCGCCGTTGATATCCATGCCTTCCGGCCAGTTAACCTTAAACGCTTCAGGCTTTCGGAAATATTCTACAAGATCGCCACCAAGAACGGTTTGCTGCATAATCGCCTGCTCTTTGGTGTCACAGATGAGGCGGCGCGATTTGCGCCCCTCGTTGGTTCCGATAGTGTAGGTCAGCACCCAAATTTTATTGCTCATTCTTCCACAACCTCGCATTCGTCTGCGCTCACGCTGATATTGTCACCAGCCTGGATAAACTCGCTATTGCGCGGAGCGATCACGCAGTAGGAGCCGTCGTTGAAGTGGCCGTCGACCTCAAGAACTTCGCCGATTTTGAGGCCGCATTCTTCCAGGGTAATTGAGCCGTCGCCGTTAAGAGTGTCTATTTTGGTGATTTTGATTTTCATTGCTGTAACTCCGTTTCGTTTCGATGGGGTAACTATACCAGCTTACCCCTGATCGGTTTTAGCAATTCGTGCTATTTGCTGGCTATCCATTTTGGCACCCAAGCGCCATCTCACCATTTAAAATTGCGGGAAATAATCACGCTGCCAACGGCGGAAAGTGTAATCCAGGGCCAGCAAAGCACAGGATAAAGATCTTCTTTGTCGGTAGAATCCGCCGATTTCAGGAAGGCCCGCATGAGGAAACAGCCGCACGCATACAGGGCCAGAATAAGAACCGCCAGGGCAATAATTGCGTAAATCATGATGTTTTTCCTTGTCTTTGGTGGGGTAGCCATGCAGCAACCCCGGTTAGTGTTTGTGGTTCGTGCTATTGCTGGAGTTTTGCGAAGGCGTCGGCCATCATGCGCAAAACTCGCGCGTGATCTTCAACGTCGTAGCCAGGTTCGCTGCGCATGATTTCCCGAACCTTCTCGATCTTGGCGTGCGCCGCCTGAAGTTCACCAGTCAGGAAAGCAACCTGTTTTTCAAGCTCCGCGATTCGTGAGAATGGTTCGCGCATGAATGATTCGCACGAGGCATCACTCAGCGCCCAATCGATCCCGGCGCGAATGGCGGCTTTTAATAGCGGGTCGTCGTCTTTGGCAAAGTTGTCGGACGGGATCAGGTGTATGATTTGTGTAGTGTTCATGGTTAAGCTCCATCGCTTGTTAGTGTGGGGATAGTATGCACCATCCCCGGACGTTCGTTTTAGCAATTCGTGCTATCAAAGGGCGTCTAATTCCGCCTCAATGAATTCGTACCACTCGTGGCCGTTTACGGGATCGTGTTCAGTGCCATGCAGCCAGTCCGTATGCACGGAACAGAATTCGCCGGATTTGTTGAAATAAAAGTCGGCCCATGACCGCGCCCAATCGCCTACGCCAGCGAACGTGCCGAACTTGCGGATGTATGCGTCGGTGTAACCGCGCTCCTTCGCAATGCGCTTCAGTGCGCGAACCAGCAACTTGCGCTGCGACGCCTTCGATACTTTCCGCAGGTGGAAAAGCGCGTTTTCCGGCTCGCTACCAACACGGATGGTCAAATCTTCGTCGGTGTCCAGCGGGTTGACGATGAATTCGTTCAGGTATCCGTCCTGGATTACGTGCACTGTGCCTAGCGGTTCGTGCACCTCGACGGCATCGAATACGCAGCCGATAAGGTGGCGCTCACGCTCGCGGGCCGCATTGACAACCATAAGTTTGACGGTGTTCATTAGCGGATCTCCTTCACCTGGTGGGATTCGAGAAGGTTTGTTACTTCACGGATGCCGCAGTCTTCGAATTCCTCTTCGGCCCCTGCCGCCACCCTTAATCTGGTGAACCCGGCGTCATCGTCGATTGCGACTTCAATAACCTGCTCGCTCGAAAGCTCGATGTATGCGCAGCCGTAGGAATTCAGTTCTTCCAGCAGTGCGATTAAATTGTCATTCATTGCGTTGCTCCTGATTGGATTGTTCACTTCAGTAACGCCACTTTATCAAATGACGTTACGGCAGTTTTAACAAAAAGTGCTATTCTTTTTCGCCGCTGAACGCTGCCCGATATCCACGGCGGAATCCGTTAATCTCCGACAGGCGGCATACGCCAATAATCATGCACAGCATTCCGATCGTCTGCCAGTCTGTGTGGTCATGCAGTGCCAGGCCAGCCAGGAAGAAGGCCCAATAAAGCGCGAGTTTCTTTTTGCTTACTTTCATACTTTTACCTCAAATAAAACGTTGTTTTCATATGGTCTATTAAGAAACATCGCTATCTTTTCGTCCGGCATACGGCACGCTAACCAGTTTTCTCCCAACTCCGTTGTTTTCTTGTCGTCCTGCAAAATCCAGACTTCATCAAGGCCGGGGCCGAATCTGGCTTGATACTCCTTACCCACCGTGAACAGCGGAATAAGTGGCCCGTAACCCGCATGGGTGCAAATCACTGTTACTGTTTCCATTAGTAGATCCCGTTAGTCCAAACATAGCCGTGTTCGATTATCTCGCGCAGCCTAACCCTTTTCGGCGATGGGTTAACCCCGTCTCCGCCAGTGTAGAACCCTGTTCCATACGCAAAATGAACCTGCTTTGCGAACAGTCCGCCGCGCGCATGGATGTAAAGGCGGTTTCGTCTGGCAAAACTTATAAGCGTTCTGATTTGCTCAAACGGCTCGCCCTTAACCTTCGAGATCTTGCACAACACTGGCTTTTCGCCAAATTGCCCGGTTAAGCAGTGGCGATCGAAGTCTGATAAACGTATCATACAGCCACCTCAAAGCTGATTTGCAAAGATATGCCAGACGTGACCTTCTGGCGTGCGTTTCATTAGTTTGTGCGCCTTGCGTGCCATGCGCTTATAGTCGCGGGCGGTAAGTTTCGTTGGGTCGGCAACGAACGATTCGACAATCAACCCCTCGTAATGGTATTCCGGCTGCCATTCCCGATGGGTTCGCCACTCGTTGAAAGTGGTTAGCGGGAGGACGGAATGCAAGTCACTGTGAAGGTGCTCCCCTCGCTCGCCGTAATAGAAAGCTCCGCGCATTTTGCCATCATTGCCTACGTGCAAAAGGTGAATGCGGCTTTTCTTGCCGTCGAAGTTGGTTCCTACGATGGCGAAAACTGCGTTTTTGACGATCTGCTTCATGGTGTATCTCCGCTGTTTGGTGTGTGGCCATTATGCCCGATACGTTGACCGGGCGTTTAGCAAAAAGTGCTATTCAGAAACCGAACGCCTCACGCTCCAGGATGGCCAGCGATGGGAAGCTGAATTTTGTTACATGTAACGAGCCGCCTACATAGCCGGAAATGCTAATGTTCTCGAACTCAATCTCAATGCTGATAATCTTCATGTCCATGCTGAATGCGTACATTGCAAGCGCACGATGCGCCCGCGCCAGGAATTCGAATTGATTCATTTAAAGATCGCCCCTTTGATTTTGTTCCAGAAAGCGAATGGCTGACGCTGCGGTTTCAGTTCCGCGATATCATGATCGTAGAATCCGCGATGTTTGCCGCAAAGAATCGGCTGCACGCCATCCGTCACCATGTCGCCAATAAAGAACCACTTTCCGCCATCCATGAAGTACAAGCCGTGGCATACACCAGGCGCCGCATGAGTGGCGGTATCTGGCAGGCTGTATACCCTGCCGCGAGATTTGAATTGCTGCATTATCCTGTCTCCTTGCATAATTTGGTCGTTAATCGACTTCGTGATAATTATGCCCGATACGTTGACCGGGCGTTTAGCAATGCGTGCTATTTCAGGGCGCGAAGGTCAATCTTCGATTTTGCCCAATCAGGGCAGCAATCCATCTCCCCAATTGACCTCATCTTGTTTTCGGAAGGCCCGCAATCAACCCAGGATTTGCGCGAGTAGTCCGGGATGCAAACATCTTCGGAGGTCGACTCGTAGGCCCAAATCGAGCCGTCGGCATCAATGGCGATCGTGTTTGCCCAAACTGGCACATCAAGCGACTGCATATCGAACGTGCCATGGATGTTGATCTGGAAGGCTACAACGTGGCGCTGCGTGATGGTCGCCACTACTTGTTTTCCAGACTTTATTTCGTGAATCATTGCGTTCTCCTTACAGAAACATTCCGGCCAGGCGCAGGCGGTTGATGATATCGTCACGCTTGACGCGGAGGCCGTCATAGTAGTCTTCGAGTTGGGGATCCCATGACGGCAGTTCAAGCATTGCTTTCATCTCATCGCAGGCTACTTTAAGCGCGTTGAAGTTCTGCTCGACGGCGCGACGGTGGGCTGCTGCGTTCAGTTCGTTGTTGTGGTTGCCAATCATGTTTTTTGCTCCTCTGTTTCGATGGGGTAATAATAACGCATTGCCCCAATCGTGTTTTAGCAAAAAGTGCTATTCGCGCCCTTTGAACTCGTGAACCTGGTTCCCGCCGGAATGGTCGGAAATATCCACGCGGTCGCAGGTGACGTAAAAGCCGCGAATGACGGTAAAGCGCCATTTGCCCTGCCAGTGGAAGTAAACGCCGTGCTCGCTGCCCTGGACGGCTTTGGTTGATGAGTATGGGATCGGCATCCCGGCAAAGGTGCGAAGTTTTGTTGTTGGTGAAAATCGTGGCATGGCCATTCCTCCTGGCGTTTGCCGTGTTGGTGGTGGAAATATAGCGCCACCGAAGCGGCGCTATTGCGATTATTTGCCATGGCGTGCAAGGTGGCGCTCTTTGAGTTTCTGCCAGTTCCAGCGCATGACGTGTTCGTTATGGTAGTTGCTGGTTGAATATGGATTCTTCTTGCTCATCTTCATCTCCAGGTTGCTTACTTGATTCGAACTTCAACTTCAATGTCGGACTGCGGCGCGAAGAGTTGGGCCTTTCCATTAACGCGAATAGTGAGAATGTTCGCCTTGCTATCTGCTGCGAGAACCAGGCGAAACTTGCCAGCAAACTTGACCATCATGCCCGGCTTAACTTCGCTCATTCTGATAACCTTATCCATCTTCATCACCTCAGTTCGTTGTCGATGGGTAAATAATACCGGATCTCGCCATCGGCGTTTTAGCAAAAAGTGCTATCTTTCCACCTCGTGCATATCGCCAACCGAAAGATAATAAGCGATATCAAGGCGGCTCATTGTGGGGTGTGGCCAGCCGCATTCATGCCAAATAACATCGCCCTCGCCTTTAGTCCACATGGTTTCGCCGTCCCAGCGCCAAAGGCGGTTATTGAGGCGCGATCCGTAGACCGCGCCAGGTTTTACATCGCTCGCCTTAAAATTCATAATCAACAACCCCGAACTCGTTAACGATCTGCGCCTTGTAAAAGCCACCGTTTGCCGCCAGGTTGTAGCACGCCGCCACGGTCTCGAACTCGCGCACTTCTGGCTTGCTGTTTTCGTGTTCCCAGGTGATCAGAGTAATCATTTCGCTTTCCTCGGTTCGTTGTCGATGAAGAGATAATACCCGATCGCTCTGACCGGGTTTTAACAAAAAGTGCTATTGCGTGGTGGCCTCCTCCTGGATGATATCGCTGGCGGTCAATCCAAGATCGATAGCCGCGAACAAGTTCGCCTTGTAAATCCCGGTCAGGGCGTGCCCGGCAAAGTCTACAGCAAGAGCGGCCACTAAACCCTTAATCCTTTCCCTCTCGGAGATAGCGCCCTGCCGCCTGTATGCCTCAGCCTCCAGGTTTGAGCTAGTCATTGCGTCGAACTCGGTAAAGACGGAGATTAACCCCGCCCCCAGGCTCACGCGTAACACCTCGCCCGGCTCCAGGAGTTTCAGCAACGGCCTGCGGAAATGGTTGTCGACCGGGTGAACGCCGAACTTCTCCTCGAACTCCTCCGCCGTCATCTGGATACGCCGCCCGCCATCCAGGAACATGCGCCGGATCTCGGAAGAGCGATTGCCAGTGAATGTGCCTTCCGTCTTCGCTGCCTCCTGGCTCCGTCCGGCTGGCCTGGTGGCGTCACCAAACGTGATGGATTGCAGCCATTCATGGTAAGCGGCTTGCTTATCTGCGTCGTACCGCATCCACTCGGACACGTCGACTTCTTCGAACTCATAGCCTTTATATTGCATTTGTGTTTCCCCCACACTTACGTCGTTTGGTAATGTTTCGGAAGGTGATAATACAGGCCGCAGGCCTTGCCGTCAAAGGGTTTCGGCGTGTTTGGTAAGATTTGCTGTCATCCCCTATATATCCCTATATACATTTTTTCGCGGCGGAACATCTAAAAATTATGGCTTGCGCAAGAGGAATCCATAACCTACCCGGAGAAATCTTACCAAACATATATAAAGATAAAGAGTAATAATAATAATATTATTATTTATCATATACTTACTATCTATATATGGGCTTATATTGGTCATTTTTTGCGCAATTTTCAGGTAAGATTACTCCTCCCCCACACTCCCACACGACGTAAATGTTGGCGAAACACAACTCCAGCTCTGCCAGCTTCGATCGGCAAATTGTGTGCATGGTGCATACATTTATGCAATTCGTTGCAAATCCTGAAACACTCCCAAAATCGTTGCACAGAATGAAACAATCAAAAGCAATCATGATTCGTCAAAACTAATCACCGGGGAATCAGGTACAATCACTCACTATTCCACTATTCCGAATCGGTGGAATAATCAGCAATCGCAGGAATAGCATTTTTTGTTAAAAACCATCCGGTCGGCTTTGCTATGATGACTTCAACGAAACGAAT